GCCTAGCGCCAGGGCTTGTACCACCGACGTGAAGGTTGCTGCCTGTCTCGTAAACAACGCTGTTGCCTGCGCCAGTCGTGCTGGTGAATTTGGCCAGGTAGTTTGTCGTACCGCTAAGAGTACCTGGGCCTGTTGCACCAGTTACACCTGTGGCACCTGTTACACCCGTAGCGCCAGTAGGCCCACCAACACCTGTTGTGCCCGTTGCGCCAGTAGCTCCAGTTACACCTGTAGCGCCTGTTACGCCTGTTACACCTTGTGAACCTTGTGAACCTTGTGAACCAGTCTGACCTGTTGCTCCAGTTTGCCCTGTGGCTCCTGTAGCCCCGGTTACACCCTGAGAACCTTGTGAGCCTGTTGACCCAGTCTGGCCTGTCTGACCTGTTTGGCCTGTCTGTCCTGTGGCTCCTGTTGCGCCTGAAGCCCCGGTTGCCCCAGAAGCGCCAGTAGCTCCTATGTCGCCATTACGGCTGAAATTGCATTGATAAAAATTGTTGTTTGTAGGCAGCGTTCCTGAAACATAAGCAACTGGAATCTTGTAATAGCCAGTAGCTACAGTTACGTTTCCTGTAATACGGAATACGTTTATAACCGTATCGGCTGTGCTGTTAGCCGTTATTACCAAATAACCTTTTGTAGAGTTAGTAGAGTCATCCCAAGTGTCGTACCAACCCGTTTGGGTGTTACCTAAGGCGTCTAGGTTATCTATGAAAATATTAGTGACGGACGATATTGTTCCACTACTGTACTGGAACTTTCCACTGCCAGGATCCGCATCAGTTGTAGTTGTACTAAACTGATACTTTACTCCACCTCTGTCGCCAGTCTGGCCCGTAGCTCCAGTTGCCCCAGAAGCTCCTGTAGCTCCTGTAGCCCCAGAAGCGCCTGTTTGCCCTGTCTGGCCGGTTGCGCCCTGACTTCCTTGAGTTCCGGTTTGACCAGTCGCGCCCGTTGCTCCTGTTACGCCTTGATTGCCTTGAGCTCCAGTTTGACCTGTTGCTCCTGTGGCTCCAGAAGCCCCTGTTTGACCAGTTCGACCAGTAGCGCCGCTTGCCCCAGAAGCTCCTGTTGCGCCAGTGGCCCCAGTAGCTCCTGAAGCTCCGGTTGCTCCGGTTGCGCCCGTTGCTCCTGAAGCTCCTGTTTGTCCTGTAACTCCTACAGATCCTTGTTGACCTGTTGCTCCTGTAGCGCCTGTTGCTCCTGTAACGCCAGCAGCGCCGGTCTGACCAGTAGCGCCTGTTGCGCCTGAAGCTCCTGTTTGACCTGTTTGGCCGGTTGCCCCGGAAGCTCCTGTAGACCCAGTAGACCCAGTAGCACCAGTAGCTCCTACATCTCCAGTTCTGTCGAAAGAAAACTGATAGTAGTTTCCATTTGTAGGCAAAGTTCCTGAGACATAAGACACTGGAATCTTGTAGTAACTCGCTGCTGCAGTTACGTTTCCAGTAATTCTAAAAATGTTTGTTATGTTGTCTAAAACGCTATTTCCAACAATAACCAAATAACCCCTGGGGTTGTTGGTAGAATCGTCCCAGGTGTCATACCAACCAGTTTGTGTATTACCTAGCCAATCCAAGTTATCCACGAAAAGATTAGTTACAGAAGATATTGTTCCACTGCTGTATTTGAAGAAACCGTTTCCAGGGTCTGAATCAGCAGTAGCCGTGGTGAACTGATACTTTACACCACCCCTATCACCGGTCTGTCCTGTAGCTCCTGTTGCTCCTGTAGCTCCTGTTGCTCCTGTTTGCCCTGTAACTCCTATTCCTGTCTGTCCAGTAGCTCCAGTCGAGCCGGTTGCTCCTGTAGCTCCTGTAGAGCCTGTAATCCCTACGCCTGTCTGGCCAGTAACGCCTGTTGCTCCGGTGGATCCTGTAGGCCCAGTCTGGCCTGTCTGTCCTGTAGCGCCTGCTCCGGTTTGGCCTGTGGCTCCTGTAGATCCAGTTGCGCCAGAGGCTCCTGTTTGACCTGTCTGTCCAGTTGCTCCTGAAGCTCCAGTTGCTCCAGTGGCTCCAGTAGCCCCGGTGGCCCCTGTTGCGCCTGGAGAGCCTGCCGCTCCGTCTAGGTTTACAGACCAAGAAGAATAGTTGCCCGAGCCGGCGAAGGCGTCTTTTGTAAATACCAAGCTTCCAGTGCCGCTGTTGTAGCTTACAACCGTTCCTTCTTGATAATTAGAAACGTTGTATGCAACGACTATAGTCTGACCAACAGAGTAAGCTAGACCTGTGCCTACTGTTATAGTTTGATTACCGCCAGTACCAATCGTGAAATTAGTAGAACTTGTGGTCTGATATCTGTCGCCAGCTGTGCCTGTTTGTCCTGTCTGACCGGTTGCTCCAGTAGCTCCTGTAGCTCCTGTAGCTCCTGTTGCTCCGGTCTGCCCAGTAGCGCCTGTAGCTCCTGAGGCACCTGTTTGACCGGTCTGACCTGTTGCTCCTGTTACGCCAGCGCCCGTCTGGCCTGTAGAGCCTGTTGAACCTGTTGAACCAGTCTGCCCTGTCTGACCAGTAGCGCCTGTTGCGCCTGAAGCTCCTGTTTGACCTGTTTGGCCGGTTGCTCCTACTGAGCCAGTTTGCCCTGTAGCTCCAGTAGACCCAGTCTGACCGGTCTGACCTGTGGCTCCTGTTATTCCAATACCTGTCTGACCGGTAGCTCCTGTTGCGCCAGTGGCCCCAGACGCACCAGTTTGACCTGTAGCCCCTGTTGCTCCAACTGCGCCTGTCTGTCCTGTAGAACCCGTTTGCCCAGTCTGACCTGTTGCGCCAGAGGCTCCTGTTTGTCCAGTCTGACCAGTTGCGCCAGAAGCGCCTGTTGCTCCTGTCACACCGGTAGAGCCAGTAGACCCTGTTTGACCAGTTTGGCCTGTAGCGCCAGTAGGCCCTGTGTAGCCTTGGGCTCCTGTTATGCCTTGAGCGCCTGTTTGCCCTGTAGCCCCGGTTGCTCCCGTAGCCCCGGTTGCGCCTGTCTGCCCGGTAGCTCCTGTTGACCCTGTAACGCCGGTCTGGCCTTGCAACAATCCTGAAATAGGAGTCAGAACGTAACTAACGTGTTGATTGCCGCTGTGCAGGAAATAAACACTTATAGACGAGGCTGAAGTTGTTCTAGCGTAAAGTTTTACGATAACCCTGTCGCCAAGGTTTAACGATATGTCAGAACCGTAATTGTAAGTAGATGAAAATAGTTGTACTGAAGTGTTGTTTATTACAGCGCTGCTGGCCGTAAATATAAAGTTCTCAGAGCCGTTAGGCGTAACTTTGTATACATCAAAATCTACATACGTATCACCGGCAGCGTTATTTACGTAAAGATAAGCATTGAATTGCCAGTTGCCGGCTGAAAGAACGGACAACCCTGGCTGCCCTACTTCCGTTACGTAAGCGTTTATAAGTTTACGCGCTGAACTGGTTACAGCAGCTGAGTAGGTAACTTCAGCTGCTGTGTCAGAATTAACGGTTAGTAAGTTGTAAAGAGTAGCAGGGTCAGGAGTTGTAGTCGTAGTGGTAGTAGTTGTTGTAGTGGTCGTAGTCGTAGTTGTTGTAGTGGTGGTCGTAGTTGTAGTTGGTTCGGTGTAGTTGCCGTCAGCAACTGTTATGGCCGACCATCTCTTATCCGTTCCTGAAGGATTGGGTAAAAACCCGCTGCTCCAGGCTAGCCCGTCTGAGGAATACTGCGTAAGATTTGACGAGCTTTGTATGACTACAACTCTATCCAGAGTAGAGCCGTATTTTAAAGCTACTGGGTAGAATGAGGAAGGAAAGTTAGTGTATTTGGCAAAAAAGTATATGCCGTCTGTGGATGTGTAATAAACTGAACCAGTACTTATAAGAACAATCTTATCGCCAATAAACTCGATGTCTAAAACTGCGTTGCCGGAAATCGCCACCGCATAAGAAGTCCAAGAAACGCCGTCTGTAGACCTTAAGAAATTACCAGAGCTAGCTGTTATTATGAATTTACTGTAAGCATAAATTATGTTTGTCCAAAGCCCAGACTCTGGCAAAGTTACCGAAGACCAAGTCGAGCCGTTAGTAGAAGATGCCGCGTTACTTGAGTTAAAGTTTATTGCTATGTATTTTCCGTTACCGTAAGCAATATCAAACCAGTTGCCTACGGCTGGCAAAGTGTACTGAGTCCAAGTCTGTCCATCTGTTGACGTCAAGACTTGGTCTGTGTCGTTTCCTAATATAAAGAAAGTGCCATTTATAAATTTTATTTTTCGCCAGTTTCCTACTAGCGGCAAAGTTCCTAAAGCCCAGCTTAGACCATCTGAAGAATAAGCAAATTTGTCTGTACCGTAGGCTGGAGTAATAAACAAGCCGCTGCCGTAGGCAACCGAGATGAAGTCATAAGAGCCGTTACCTGGCAAAGTTCCCCTGGTCCAGGTTATGCCGTCGTAACTTGCGGCAGAGTCAGGAGTAAACGACGAAACTGCTACAAACCTTGAGTTGTTTGGTGCCGCTGTAGTGGTGGTAGTAGTAGTGCTGCTACCGGCTTTAGTGTAAAAGTCTGAAGATTCTACCTTTGTATTTTCGTCTATTGTTTCTGGTTTGAATTTATCCAAACCATAAAAGCTATAATTCTCGGCGGAAGCACTTGTGCTGTCGCCTGAGTTTAAGCTGATAGACCTGTCTTTGTTTTTGTTTCGTCTTGCCAAGGCTAGAACCCTCTTAAGGGTTGTCGACTAATGGGACTGTGCTTTTTACAGAGTTGAAAAAATACATTCTTCCATAAGCTGAAGTCCCCGTTTGACCTGTTTGACCAGTCTGGCCGGTAGAACCTGTCGCGCCTGTAGACCCCGTCTGACCAGTTGCTCCGGTTGCTCCCGTAGCTCCAGTCTGTCCTGTAGAGCCTGTAGAGCCTGTTTGTCCTGTTGCTCCCGTATATCCCGTCTGCCCTGTAGAGCCAGAAGCGCCCGTCTGGCCTGTAGCTCCTGTGGCTCCAGTCTGTCCAGTTTGACCGACATCACCTGTTTGCCCAGTAACGCCCGTAGAGCCGGTATACCCAGTTTGACCGGTCTGACCTGTAGATCCTGTAAACCCTGTTTGCCCAGTGACACCTGTTGCTCCAGAATCGCCAGTCTGCCCCGTAGCGCCTGTTGAGCCTGTAGACCCAGTCTGACCAGTCTGGCCTGTGCTCCCAGTCTGACCTGTTATTCCAGTAGCGCCGGAAGCCCCTGTTTGTCCTGTAACTCCGGTTGCGCCAGTCTGACCCGTAATTCCTGTAGCGCCTGTTTGTCCTGTCTGCCCAGTTATTCCGGTAGCGCCGGTCTGGCCAGTTGCTCCGGTAGACCCGGTAGTTCCAGTCTGACCAGTTTGACCTGTAGCTCCTGTTTGCCCTGTAACGCCTGTTTGACCTGTAGCCCCAGTTGCTCCTGTTGCGCCTGTTGCGCCGCTAGCTCCTGTTGGACCTACAGCTCCTCCAGATATAGGAGTATGAAAATGACTTACGTTTATAGTGCCGTTATGTACAAAATAAATTGTTCTAGCTTGATTAGAAGTTGTCTGTCCGTAAACTTTTACAACTATTCGGTCGTTTGAGCCTAGGCTTATACTTCCAGTTTGGTAATAACTAGTGTTATTTAATTCAACTGTAGTGTGTTCTACTATTGGCCCTTCGAGCTGGAACAATAAGGTTTCAGTTCCACCAGGAGTTCTAGTGTAGACATCGAATCTAAGTGAAGTGTCGCCGTGCAAAGTATCTACATAAGTGTATGCGTTAAATTCCCATATGCCTGGATTTATTACGGTTACTCCAGGCTGTCCGGTTACTGTCGCGTAGGAATGCAGCAAAACAGCGCCTTGTCCAGAGCCTATGCTTATTAGCTGAGTTTCCTCTGTGCCTCCTGGAGCGTATGTCGTCAAAGACTCCATTCCAGTAATGTCTGATTCCGCTGCATCAAAGAAGTAAGTTCTACCAAAACCTTGTATACCGGTAGCGCCTGTGGCTCCTGTAGCCCCAGTAGCCCCGGTTGCGCCTGTCTGCCCTGTGGCTCCTGTATACCCTGTTTGGCCTGTTGCTCCAGCCCCTGTTTGTCCTGTGGCTCCTGTCTGCCCAGTGGCTCCTGTGGCCCCTGTTGCTCCCGTAGCCCCGGTAGAGCCTTCTGCCCCTACTGCACCATCTAGGTTTACGTACCAAGAAGAATAAGAGCCTGAGCCCACATAAGCATCTTTAGTGCATACTAAAGTGCCAGAACCCAAGCCGCTGGAATAACTTACAACGGTAGCTTCTTGATAGTTTTGATAATCGTATGCTATTACGATTGTTTGACCGGCTGTGTAAGCTAAGTCTGCGCCTACTGTTAAATTTAAAGTTCCGCCGGTGCCTAAAGTAAAAGTGTCTAAACTTATGGTTGAATATTTATCACCAGGAGAGCCAACCGCGCCTGTCTGACCTGTAGCTCCTGTTGAACCTGTTGAACCAGTCTGACCGGTTGATCCTGTTTGGCCTGTAGCGCCTGTAGCGCCTGTTTGACCAGTTTGTCCGGTCTGCCCTGTTATTCCTGTTGAGCCTGTAGACCCCGTTTGCCCAGTCTGTCCAGTAACGCCTGTTTGACCAGTGTCTCCCGCGCCTGTCTGGCCTGTAGCGCCTGTTTGTCCTGTAGCTCCTGTAGCGCCGGTATCTCCAGTAACACCTGTAGCTCCCGTTGCTCCGCCGTCGGCTACCGGAGTCCAAGATTCGTTTATAGACCCTGGAGTAGGAGGGTATCCAGGATTTAAGGGGTTACCTGTTCTGTAGTAATACCCTCCTTGATAAGTAACCGCTGCTCCTATGTTGTAAGAAACTCCGTTGTCGTAGGGTGTTGCTGGAAGAGTCCAAGGAGTAGGTCCAGTCGCTCCAGTTGCTCCTGTTTCACCTGTAGCGCCTGTGTAGCCTGTGGTGCCTGTCGCGCCAGTCGCGCCAGTAGCTCCGGTTTCTCCTGTTGCCCCTGTGGCTCCCGTATAGCCTGTTTGACCTGTAGACCCAGTCGCGCCTGTAACTCCAGTTTGTCCAGTATCACCGGTTTGGCCTGTAGCGCCTGTAGCTCCGCTTTGACCTATTTGCCCAGTTTGACCGGTCTGACCAGTTTGCCCCGTAGCTCCTGTAACGCCGGTAGCCCCGGTTATTCCTGTTTGGCCTGTTTGACCGGTCTGCCCAGTTGTTCCAGTAGAGCCTGTTACACCAGTCTGTCCTGTAATTCCAGTCTGACCTGTGGTTCCAGTTTGCCCAGTAGCGCCTGTAGCGCCGGTAGACCCGGTAGCCCCGGTTTGGCCTGTTTGACCTGTTGCTCCTGTTTGACCTTCTGCTCCTGTTACACCAGTCTGCCCGGTTTGACCAGTCGCGCCTGTTTGGCCTGTCTGGCCTGTAGCTCCTGTAGCTCCTGTGGCACCGGTCGCTCCGCTCTGTCCAATTTGCCCTGTCTGCCCGGTGGCCCCTGTAGCGCCCGTTGCTCCTGTTTCACCTGTTGTGCCAGTAGCCCCTGTTGCTCCTGTAGCGCCTGTGGCTCCAGTAGCCCCGGTTTCTCCGGTAGCCCCTGTGTACCCAGTTGCTCCTGTAGCGCCGGTTGCCCCAGTAGCACCAGTAGCGCCTGTGGCCCCGGTAGTTCCGGTTGACCCTGTTGATCCAGTAGCCCCGGTTGCGCCAGAAGCCCCTGTTGCTCCAGTCTGCCCTGTAAAGCCTGTAGAACCTGTAGAGCCTGTAGCGCCTGTAGAGCCTGTCTGGCCCGTATATCCCGTTGCGCCAGTAAAACCTACAGGCCCGGTTTGTCCTGTAGCGCCAGTAGCTCCAGTCTGACCTGTTGCTCCGACTACGCCAGTTACGCCTGTCTGCCCGGTGGCTCCTGTTATTCCAGTCTGACCGGTTTGGCCTGTTTGACCTGTGGCACCTGTTGCGCCTACAGACCCTTGAGCGCCTGTTTGTCCTGTCTGCCCTGTTTGACCTGTTTGACCAGTCTGCCCTTCCGGCCCAGCTACACTTAATAGTACGCCTAAGTCAGATATTGTTGCTTTACCCGCAGGACCTCCGTCCGCAGATATCGCGATATAGTCAGTGAGCTCTGGAGATTTATTCGAAAGCTCGTCTATTCTTCTGTTGTCTGGAGTAGGCATCTACGCGTCCTCTATGAAAACAACACGGGATTTACCGTCCCGTGTTGTCTCGGGAACAACGGCTATTTGATTTACAGAATGCCTTTTTCCTTACCGTAACTTTCTAAAGCATTTTGAACTGCAGCGAGGGCTGTAGCAAAGTCTTCTCTAGAAGATACTTCCGCCCAAAGGTCTGGAATAAATATATTCTTACGGCCTTCTGGGTACAGGTCCCACGATCCGTCTTCTTTTCTGAAGCCTGGAACTAGAAAAGCTTCAGCGGCCATAGGACGAGTTATCCCGTCGCCTTCAAAAACAAGGCGTTCAGTGACCCACTTGTCGTACACTTTGGCTTCTGTAGCGGGTATTTCAATAGGGTTAGTTGCTTCTATATCTGCCATGGCTTTCTCCTTATAAAAAGCTTAATCAAGTGTAACCCAAAGGTTGGTCTGTAGGTAGAGCAACCACAGACTCTAGTTCAAAAGAGTTTACGGTCATAGGATGAACCCAGGCCACAAAAGTCTGAATCATCTCTTCAGGAAAATTTACTACTTCTTCAACCTTTGAAACATCGCAGCTATAATCTGATAACATAACTCATTCCTTTCTGTTAATGAGTGATATTCAAAAGCTCTAATCCCTTGGCAATAGACTTAGTTGTAGAGTCAGCTTTTGGGCTTGCTGCCGCTGCTCTAATCTTTTCAACTGCGTCTTTAACTGAGTTTGCCTTGTGCATACTAGAAGCAAAAGGAACATACCAATAGTTTTTAGCTTCTTCATCTACTCTAGCGTTGTACGTATCTACTATACTGCTTCTTATTTTTTGAACCAGATCGGCTTTAACTGTCTGAGGCATGACAGAAACTATTCTTTCAATCATCTCAGGAGTTTTATTTTCAAAAGTGTATTTGCCGCTCTTATCTTTAAAGCCCAAACCAGCTAAGTCGTTAAACTCGTCAAAAGTTTTTGCCTTAGCCAGGACTGGAGCATTACCAAGGTTATTTATCATTTTATTGTCTTCGGCTACTCGGCTATCAAATTTAGCCATAGCCGTTGAAGCCGTCGGGTATTTGTTATTTAGAGCAGTTAGCAAAGTTCCTCTGTTCTGAGGGTCTAACGTACCTAGCAGAGTAGCTGCTTCAGCGGCGGTTGCTCCTCCAGTCATTACTTTGTCGTATAGAGGTGAGTGCTTAACCTGGTCTATACTGTACTTTCCGTAATGATTGTCTTTACGCAGTTGGTTAAGGACCCTTTCAGTTGGATTGTCTTCTTCAACGCTACCTGTCAAAAAGCTCATGAATCCTTTTGGAGTTATCAAGTCTGAAGGAGACTGACCTGAGCTAAAGTAGTTATAGCCAGCCAGGCCCAGCGCGCCCAAGCCGCCAGCTAGACCTAGGCTAGGCAACCAGTCTCCTCCGTAGCCTGTGACCAAGCTTATAGCGCCTAAAGCGGCTAAGCCCAATCCGCCATACATAAACACTTTTTCTGTAGTGGACATGTTTGAATAAATGTTCTTAGTCATGTCCTTGGCGTATGGAGAATCTGCTCCAACTATTTTGTCTACTTCGGAAGAAACTTTGGTAGCTACTTGAGTTTTAACTTCAGGAGTGTTTATAAGGTTAGAGACAGCTCCGACAGCCTTTTGAGAATCTGTAAAAAATTGAGGGTCTATGGGCTGGCCTGACTGGAACAGGTTAGTAGCAGCAGCTACACCAGACCAGGTAGTTATGTCTTTGACATAGCCTTCAGCTTGTTTGATCGCTTGTTTTTCTTCCGCAGTTACTGTGTCCGGAGCTGTAGACATCTTTTGTCGTATGCCCGCTAGGTTTGCGGCGGAGTCTAGTAAATGTTGTTGTTTAGGAGCTATGTCGACTTTATATGAATGGTTAAGGTAGTCAGTAACAAAAGGAAGACCGTTTTTTCTAAAATCTGCATTAGCTTCATCGTACAGTTTTGTTACTCTATCCCTTTCTGACATGTTGCTTGATTGGTCAGACCTAGACGCAAAATCGGAATATTGCTTATTAGCGTCAGCAAACCTTGAAGCCGAGTCTTTAAAACTTTTGAATCTCTCAGGAGTGCTTCCATATTGTTGAGATATGTGAGTAGAAAGAACAGCCTGATTACTTGCTATCTCTGACTTCACTTGATTTGCTTCAAGCGTGTTAGGCTGAAGGTATGAAAGCCTTTCTGACAAATTTTGAATGTTAGTTTCTGTTTGAGCTATTTCAGGCGACACGACTAGAGCGTCAGCCACTCCTACGGAAACTAATGGAGCTATATTAGAAATTCCTGGGAATTTTGTTCTCAGACTCTCAGGAGTAACCACTTCATTGCTGGAGAAACCCCTGCTCTGCTCGTCGGCTATTTGAGCGGATGCTCTTTGCTTTTCTTCTAGAGAAGGAGGAACAACTTCTGGTCCGGACAAGTAATTAGAAACAGGCTGGAAAAATGGAATAGTGCTGGCAGCTATAGTCGTTGCGCCTTGAATAAGGTTAGGTCCTTGGATTGCTTTTTCAGCAATGAAGGGTTTATTAGCGACGTTCTGTATTGCTCTAGTTAATATGCTAGCAGGGTCTGGATGGGTCGTTCCTAAGGGAATAGGCCCTACAAAAGAAGCCCTGTCTGATTCTAGTATTCTTTGCATTTCATCTCGTACTGCGGCTCCCTCGTTTCTTACTATGGCACCAGGGTCTTTTAGAACCCCTGTAGAAGCATAAGGATTTTTAGCCCTAACTTGTTTAATAGCGTCAGCTATTTGCTTATACCCTTGTCTCATAAACATAGGTAAAGGGCCGTAGCCGCCAGACAGCTCACCCGCTTGAGCTGCTTGTTCTGGAGAAGCGCCAGCAAGGCCTGCGGCTATTTGAACAGGCGCGTTAAACAGAGGAGATAATCTGTAATTGTAATCAAATATACCTTTTGACAAATTTCCGGCTACGGCTCCAGCTGTTTGTATGGGTTTTGGGATGCCCGCTGCAATTCTGGCTAAATTTGCTGAGTTAGTAGCGCCTCCTCTTTCTAAAGCCGTTCTAGCTGAGTTAAAAGCTTCAGACCAGGAAGGAACTTGCCTAGCCGAAACTGCTTGTTGGGCTTTTGAAGCAGAAGGGCCAAACAAACGAGAAAGGAAATTTTCAGTTAAAGTATTAGCGCCTGTAGCCGCCTGTTCTGCAGCCGCTCCCAGCCTTGGAGCTAAGTACCTATACGTTGCTGGAACAGTCGCCGTAGCAGACCTTATTGCAGGCATAATCGGCCTTAAAAATGGAAAAGCCATAGCAGCAACGTTAGGGGCTAAGCGAGCATAGTTGCCTAAATACGAATTATTTTCATTAACCCCTCCAGATAAAACATCAAGAGCCTGTCTGGCTATTTCAAGTTTTTTTTGGCTATCTCCTGTTCTTAAAAATTTTTCTCTGCCTAAAATATCGTTTTCGTCTATTTGCTTTGATAACTCGTAGATAGATTTAAAATGGTTTCTTGCGGCTTCTTGCTGCTCAGGTGTTCCGACTTTTCCAGAAGCAAGCTCAAATAAGTGCCCTGCGTTTCTATCGTATTTTAAATTATCTGCGTAAAACTTTTCTAAAGCAGGCCCTTCCAGCTCTCGACCTTCTGCGTCTGTTGGCAAAGCCTTTCCAGTTAAGTTGGCAGTTCTAGCCCAGTCTTTCTCTATCTGTTCGTTTGTGAATGGTTTAAAATTGTATTGGTTTACAAGATAAGGACTGCGCATATCCTCGGGTAAAACTGGAACAGCTTTGCTAATCAAGTCTAGTCTTTCAAGATTTTGAGGAGATAGCTGTGCCGCTCTAGAACTAAATTCAGGGAAGATAGCTTTTCTAACGTCTGGCTTGCCTAAAGCGCCATAACGCCAATCGACATTAGTTTCAGGTTGAGGTTTACCAGAAAAAATACTTCTATCAAACCAAGAAGGGTCTATGCTCTGCATCTGCCTTTTTTGAACGCTTCCTGGAATAGCCGGCTGTAAAACTTTTAGTTTTGGACCAATCCCAAAAAATCTTCTGCCTCGGTCTAAGGCTTCTTCAGGCAACTTTATGTCCGTAGCGCCTTGAGCTTTTAGCTGTAAGTTTCTTGTTTCTTTATCCCTAGCCAACTGCTCTTCTTGAAGCTTTTTAAAAGCAGCGTCTTCTTTTGCAATTCTAGTTTCTACATGCGGCTCAGTTAAACTTTTAGGAATAACTTCTCCAGCGCTCTTACTAATATAAGAAGCTATAGCTTCTAACTTATTTAAAGAACCAGTTTTTTTAATTCTGTTAAAGCTGCTGACTAAGTTGTCTTCAGCCTTTTTAGTTGAAATGATCTTGGCTATGGCGTTAGCGCCATAACCCTGAGGTTGTACTATAGGACCAACAGCCGGGGCTACTGGAACAGCCGGTTGACCTGTGGCTGGGCCAGCTGCTCCTCCGGTGGCGCTTACATTAGGTTTAGGCAGAGCTTTGTTGTTGAAGTTAGTTAGAGCTTCTTTGACTATGGAATCGATAAGGTAGTTATCTACAAACTCATAAGCTCGCTTTTCTTTTTTCTTTTCAGGAAGGCTTTTTATGTCCTTAGTGTGCTTAGCCCACCTTTTAGCCATTTCTGGATGGTTAGCAAACATCCACCTTTGTTGAGCTTTGGACTGAAAAGGCATGGCTTAATCCTGCTTAGCTGATGTTTTTTTAGCATTTTCTCTCAGCTTGTTGAAATAATCAATAGTATCATCGATATCTGAGTTAACTGTTTGCCAGTTCCATAGATGGCCAAAAACAAAATGGCAGTTCCTTCCAGGATATCGGCAAAGGGCAATTAGATTACTTTCGTCAAGCTCCATGTCAGGATGTTCGTGAAAAGGGCGCTTGTGGTGTGCGACAAGCTTTTTGTCTATGCCGCACACCGCGCAAGTCTTACCGTAAAGAAACTTTTTGCTGAGAGCCTGCCACTTGCCACTTCTAGGTTTCCCTAGAGTAAAGAAAGAAACTAGCTTAGCTATAAACTGCATAGCTACTTATTCCAAAACAACTACCTGGTCAAAGACACAACCATCTCAAGGTCGTACTCTATTTCATACTCAGCAAATATCTTCATGTTTACCTTTATGGCCTTGTCTGACCTGCTAGGTAAAACATCGACGTAGAGGAAATCAGTTTCTTCAAGGGCAGCTCTTATGGCCTTCTTTACTAAATGAAAAGCTTTCTTGTAGCTAAGCTTGTTAAATCCTGGAAGACACATGGCAGAGTTAACCCTGTCCATGATCACGTTAAAAGCCTTCTGGACTATCAACCCTTGATCTGAATTAACTTCCATGGCTGCTTTACCCCGTGATTGGAATAGAAGTATCCACCTGTCTAAAAACAATAGGACCTCCTTGTCTAGAAGGAGCATTAATCTCAATAGAACTGGTCTTATCTTTATTAACAGTACTCTGATCAACAAACACTACCCTCGTATAATCAGCGAACTGCAAAGCCAAGCCCTTGTCCAAATAAGTAAAAGTAGCTGGAGGGTTTTCCAAAAGCTTACTTTTTATAAAATGGACAAAAGCCTCTACCTCCTGTTTTAGCTTCTTACTGGTCGGAGTTTCTTTTTTATCTTCCTTTGACTCCAAGTACTTTTTCAGCATCAAGTCAAAAAAATCAGGGTCTTCGTTCGTATACACTTTGAAGCCGGCGTTCTTGTATGCTTCAAGTTCTTTCTTTTCCACAACCCACCTTACTTTCTTTTCTAGTGTCTATACGCACTGACCCTGCGCGGTACCTCTTCAGTATATACGCGAACGACCAAATGTCTAAGAGAATGATTTTTGCTTTTACTTGCTAAGCTGGGCGTCTATGACTTCGGCCCATAAAGCTGAGAATTGTTTACGCCTGGCCTCAAGTCCTACAGAAGTTGAAGCTCGCATCTTGTTCAAAATGCTTTTGTTATTAAAAACAAAACTTAATGTTTTACGTATGGAACTGTCGCTGTGAAGAGCGTAGCTTACTCCCAGGTCTGTACTGCTCGACCCACATTCCAAAAGAAATCCATTAATGGAATTGCTGACTATTTCGTTCATTGGAGGAAAGTCGTAACAAACTACCGGTGTTCCCATAGTTAATGATTCTAAAACAACTGAACCAAAGCTTTCTATCTGGCCTGGGTATACAGTTATATCGTGTTCTCCATATATAAGCGGGGTTTCAAACCAGCCAGTAGGATCATCTATAGCGATTATAGAACTGCCGTTTTCTTTGGCTACCGTTAAGGCTTTTAATTGATTTTTTGAAAGCTTTGCAACTTTATTGCTAAACAAAAAAGTTATTTTGATTCCTGGGTTATCGTCCAGTACAGCTATTAAAGTTTCATACAGCTTTGTGACATCTACTCTTTTGATTTGAAAACCAGGACAAGCTACTAGCACCTTTAAAGGCTCAGAGTCGGTTCTGTCTATTTGAGAAAACGCCCAGTTGCAGTCCCAAGGAATATGCACAACGTTTTTAAGCCTCCAGTAGGACTGGAAGTATTTAGCCTGTTGAGCAGAAGGAGTTACTACAGTAGTGCCTTGTTTAAGAGAAGAAACTATATCCGCGTCTACGCTATCCCACGTTGCTACACAGGTTACTGGCGTTCCTCTTTTCTTTATGGCTTTTATTTCTTGTGCGTCTGAGTAACTAAAAAATATCAGCCTGTCTACAGAAGCGCTCCAGGTTTCAAAGCTTACTTGCTTTGAACTTTTGACAAACTCGTCCCAGTAGTCATGCAGAGCTATTCTTGTTGTAGGCTCTAGCCTATTATATATAGTGACATCATAACCTAAATTTTCCAACACTTCAGCTGTTTTTAAAGCCGCGTAAGTGAAGTCATGCCTCGCGTAATTTAGCGATATGCCTACTTTCATTTACGTGGCCTCTATCAGTTGTGAACATACAGATATCCGTCTACTTTCGATATTTTACCTTTAACAGCCAAGAACAGTTTTTTTATAAAAAACCAGTCTGCTGCGAAAGAGTAGTCTGTCCAGTTTACCAGTTTTACTACTTCAGTAGAAGCCATCCAGCAACCTACGTCTACTTTTCCTCTAGCCATTTCTGTATTAAGTGGCTGCCAAAGTTTATGACTGTGTATCATGTTGCATATGCACATTTTGGTAGAGTCTTTTTGCATTTTATATAACATGTTTTCAAAATAATTAGGAGTATACCAACAGTCTCCATTAGTAGTACATAAGTGAGTACAGCCAAGACTGGCTAAATAGGAGAACCCAGGATAACGCATGTCGTGGCCAAATTTATTTTGTCTTTCTCTGGTTTCTATAAAAATAAATCTATCGTCTTTTCCTACTAAAACATTAACTGCCGCTTTTACTTCGGGAGTTGCGGGTCCGTCGTGAGATATGGCTATTTTAAAATTTTTCCACGTTTGAGCTTTTAAGCTAGCTAGCAAAGATTGAAGAGGTTCTATTTGATTGTATGTTACGACAACCATACCTACTAAAGGATTGTCGTTAATACTTTTAAGTTTCCAAAAACGCATTTTAGCCCTTACTTTTTCGGTACCATCCTTGGTATTGCTTGCCTGTTTTTACAGCTCTGCTGACACTTCTGTAGTGCCATACAAAGCTGTAAGGGCAGTATCCTACTTTTCTACCCATGCCTAGCCATCTACCTATGAGCTCATCTTCATTCCTCATCATTTTATTTTTTGGGTTAAAAACACAAGAAGAATCAAACGCTCCGGACCACCAAGTATCTGTAAGTGCAGCCATGCAAAATCCGTTTATAAGCGTTTGAACAAAATCCTCGTCCTTTCTTTCCATAAGCTTTTCTTGCACTTGGTCTATGTAATCGTCTGAATCATCAAGATTATAATCAGGAATCAAGGTCGTTATCTGCTGTTTCTGACGATGCCCCGGAGCGTTTGTTGCGGGACCTACGAGGTCTGCGCGATTTTCTCTTAGAAGTTGAAATATCTTCATCGACCAGTTCTTCGGAAACTTCAAGTCGCTGTTCGCTGGTACCGCTATCGGTATTCTCAGTTCCTTTGCCTTCTGAAGTCCCCAGTTCCAGCTCCTGGTCAGGTTCTGGTCGTTCTGAGGAAACCTGTGTATTATCAACCGGTCCTGCGGTAGGCAACTCCAGATTGACGAATCCCACTCCGGACTCGCATCGTCTACTACCATCACAATGCTGTTTGGCGTATTCGCAAGAGCTGTCTTTGCAGATAACAGTGCATAATCCAGGTGATTGTAAGTCGGGATTATCACAGCTGCTTCCAGGTTGGCTGCAAGGCTGCTCGACATTTTCAACCTCTGTCTTGGGTTCTTCTTTAGGTACGACAAATTCTGGAACAGGTACGGAATCATTAGTGTCTAGCGTGCCCGTTTTAGTTATCTTAACCATTTGAACAGACAGACCAAACTCTGGATAGGCATCTACAGGTTCAAGTATTTCTACTTTCAAACCTGACCTCTTTACAAGTTCATTTATAACTAAGAAAGCGCAACCAGAGAAATGACTACTAGCGTAATAACCGTCTACTAAAATTACAGAATCTTCTCCAGTCAGTTTTATAGCGTACTCTATATCTGACTGTACCGTAGCCAAAGACTTTCCTCCGTCTATAAAAATAACATCCATTTTTGGTAATTTTTTTACAGCTTCAGGCAATGTTTTTTTACTATCGCCTTTGAATAAGTTAATTGCTTTAACTTTAGCTTTACCTTTTAAATAATCCATGACTTCAGAATAAGATGGAGCAAAAGGTCTACGGCAGCCTTCTACTTCGCTAACTTCATGGGTCATGTCTTCAAATAAATCAAAACCATAATACTCAATATTTTTTCTTCCATTAGCGTAGGCCCTGTTGGCCATTAGTTTTCCTTGGATGCCGTGGAAACAGCCTATTTCCATAATTTTAAAAGGCTTATGTTTCTGGCCTTTTACAGAAGTTTCATCCACGGCGGTCATAAGATGTTGATAACGCAAAGTCATAAAGCACCCCCTTTAGATAAAGCAATTTACTATTAAGTTTTTAACAAAGCAACCCTAGATATGCTTATATAAGTAAAGCAAGCCGGTTAAGCTTGCTTTACTTAATTTAAAAATTTTACAGGCGTATCTTATTTACATTTTATTTTCTATGAGCTTTTTATAGTGTTTTTCACAATACCAAACGTCCATAGTTTCTAAACAGTCCTGTCCTGTTTCACTCGAGGAATTAGCCGAAATACTTAAATGATGCGTACCATTTTTATTGCACTTAGCAAAAGCGCATCTTTGCACAGCAACGCAAAAAGAGCCGCTATTGCCCGCAGCAGTTGATTTTGACGCCATGGTATTTCCTCGAGTCGTTAACTATAAGCAAAGAAGAATCACCATCAGCTTGAGTAATCTCCAGGCTTAAATCGACAGGAGTATTCCATTCTGTAGATTGTATAGCCTCGTTCAAATTTTTCAAAATATCTAAAACAGCTTCGCTATTCTCTGCTTTTATGTTTATAGATATTTCAATCATATTATCTTTCTTAGTTAAATTTATTGCCCGCCAAATTGCTGCTGCATTACCATCTGACCTCCAGCTGTTCTAGCCTGCTGCCGGATGTTTTCAATAGTTTGTTTAACCGCAGCGTGCAAAGTTGGATCTTGCCCTTTTAGCTTTGTCATTTCTGACTGTCTTTGAGATTCAGGGACGCTAAGAAGCTGAGAAGCTATAGCCTCGGCTTTAGCCTGCAGCTCTTGAGGTGTTATTTTTTGGCCTGGCTGCGTTGGCGTAGTCAGAGACATCTGCTGAGCCGCCGCGTCCATTGGCCCTGCTGGAGGTTGGTTTGGAGGAGTTGCTCCTCCAGGTGCCGGAGCTCCGCCGGTAGCTGGGGCTGCTCCGGGTGCGGGAGGAGCCTGCGGAGGTGGCGCGGCCATCTGATCCATGATAGAAGCAGTATCCATTTCTTCTTGAAGTTTGGCCTGCTCTTCTTGTTTGAACCTCTGCTCTTCCAGAGTTTGTCTTGTTTCTTCCTTGAAATCCAAACCCATACCGCGAAGAGCTGTGGTCTGGCTGATTTGCTGAGCTTGCATTAGCTGCAGCTTTGCCATCACGTTGTTCATGTCGTCGGTCAAAGTAGGAGGCAATAGAGAAGCTCTGGCCGGTTCCCAGCCCATAGAGTCAGCTGTCCGCATGGTAACGAACGTCAAGAAGTCGTTCATGTAATGAGTTAAATAAGTCCAGCTAGACTGGAAAAGTCTAATAGCTGGAAGCATAGCTTGAAGACTTAGGGTGCCGTTGTACAGCTCTGCCGGCATGCCGAACCCGTTCAACAAAGTAGTTATGCCTTGTTGCATTAATTCTGTAGGTGCGAGCTTGCTGGCTTCTCCGCCTAGCATTTGATACTGGATAGGATGGCTCAAGAAATGCCAAGCTGCTGGGTCTCTGCGCCTTTTACGTAGCATACTTTGTACTTGAGACGAGAACCCGCCCAAGTCCATGTTCATCAAAGGGTCTCCAGCTTCTGGGTTACTGGAACTGCTGGGAGCTGGGGTTAAAACCCTAAAAGGCACAACGTAGTCCAAGGCTATGGCTTCGTTATATCTGTGAAGAACTTGGCAGTACCAAGCCTGACGGAAATTAACCAGAGTTCTAGATATGCCCCATCCTCTAGACCTTACACCTGCAAGAGTTGGCTCGTGCATGTGGAAAACAACGTCTTTATCAAAAAGCAAGTAGCCGTTTGACTGTATGGCTTCGACAACTTCCCAAGGAACTGTAGGCAGTACTTGCGGATCGCCTCTTCTAACTTGCAGTCTGTAGTCTTCAGGTATTCTCCAGATATATTCTCTGAAGTCATTTATCATGTCATACCGTATTTCCATTTCATACGGAGACCAGCGTTTGATTGTTATTTGTTTTTCGTCAGTAAGACGTCTGTCTACCCTGTGCCATTTACCGGAATATCCGCATTTAGGATTGGGGCATTTAGCGACAAAATCAGGCATCTGCCATTTAAAAGAAAAAACAGGGTTTTTCATCATCTCTGTTAGAGGGACGTCAAAATAACATTTTGGGCAACTTAGATAACGTCTAAAAGGCAAAACTAAACTTGTAAAGCTATTTCCGTAGCACAAAAAGTCTAAAGCAACAGAGTGTAGAACTTGCTTTACTTTTAAAACGTTATTTAAAAATATCTCGTACTTCTGTCTTTCGTCGTCTCCTAACTTTTCTCCATCTTGAGATTCAACTTTTATGTCAGTAATGAAATAAGAAACTATGCGCCTGGCTGCTTCTCTGATCATTGAGTTTACGTGAAAAGTAAACTCACAAAACCTAAGGGCATCGCGGATATTTTCCGGCATCACCGTGGACGCGTAGTCCATGAACGGATCTGGAAAAGGCTCTTCGCCCCTGTTCAGGTTCCAGTTCTTGCCTATAGAACTTTCAAAAAGGTCGCCGGATGGCATTTTTCTAGTCTCGTTTTAAAAGCTTAGATGAAACAGCGTCGGATAAAGACTTGGTCACATGAGTCTCCAAATCAGAGAACTCCGCCGAAGCCTCCTTCAACGCTTTCGTAGTCTGGCTCTCCCGAGTCGACTCCGGAAAATTCTGGGGAGTTATCCCCTTCGCTATCACCGCTCTCTTTTCCATTTTCAAGTTCCCCTGTGGCTATGTCGACTATACCAAGCTCCTTGGCCATTTCAGAAGTAAGATTTTTAGAGCTTCCGACGGGAACTACGCAAATTTCAAAAGGATCGCATTCAAACTTTATAGGAAAATTTTTAACAGAAGGATCTAGTAAGAATAAGCTTTTAGTACCCTGCACGTAAACACCTACTGGTTTTCTTTCTTCATTAGGACGCATGTTACAATAAGGATAAAACTCAGCGGATCCTCCAAAACGTTTGTCAGTTACAAATATTAAATAATTGCTAACAACTTTAACTTCATGGTATTTAAAAGATATAGAGCCGCAGCCTGGCATATCAAAATAAACTTTTGTTTGAGGTGACGTTACAGCTGCTTTGGGCAAAACGGCTGCGGGATGCGCGTGATTAATTTCATTGATGTTAGGTATAGCCCTTCCTACTTTAATAACGTCTCTGGGTAAATCTTCTGAAGAAGCTAGTTTGAACAAGTTACTAGCAATCTCTTCCCTGTTAACCACGTTGTTCCCCTTTTTGTCAGGTCCTGAAGTCTTACCGCTTAATCTATCAAGGCTGATAGTAAACGACTCGCCCAAATGCGCCCTGTCAGGGTCAACAACTATCTCAGTGATTTGTTTGTTGTGAAAAATAGTAGACTGAGATTTGCCCGATACTGCGGAGTCAACGCTCATGGCTTTCCTTTCATGTAAATCTGTCTTATGAAAATACTATATCCAATCTTATCTTATTAACCAGACCTTTACCCAATAGCTAAAAAAAACCCGGCCTGACTCTAACGAGTCAAGCCGGATCAGGCATCAGGTTCATAAGTTGGCCTTAGCCCACTCGAACCTCAAATGCCTTGCTAGGTCGGTGGGGTTAGACACCCCATCTCGAAGGGTGGTGTTGTTGACAGCCACTATCTGCGGCTGTCTGTTGAAGGGCACAAACTCGAACATGTCGAGCACAGCGCCTCCAGCCTGGATAGGCCTCCGGAGGTGGCGAGGAGCTATCCGAATATCGAACAGCTGCACGTCGTCCTCAGAAATCATGGAGTGAGCCTCCATGGTCTCCTCGAAGATTCTCTTTAGAGTTTCTGGTGGGAGAGCCATGAACTCTTCCTTGCTCCTAGTCTTCCTAGGAACAAGTTCAGCCACAACCGTGCCTGGCTCCGTGGCCACCCCGGGCTGTACCCATTCCAAGACTTTGGCTTCGGGAGGAAGCTCTAGCACGTCTTGGTTCTCAAATTCAATAAAGATGTTTCCATCTTTAACGATTTGAGAAATTTTCCCGCCGGTTGATACGGTGCCAGGGTGAGGCGGGCCGCGCCAACCAGGGGAAGTTGAAGCCATGGCTGTTTCAATAAGCCATGGCTGTGGGAGCGGGTTAGCCCACTCAAATTGCTTCCCGAAGGAAGCAAGAAGAATAGGTCCTCTAATCTCAGGTGCCATTTTTGGTGGCCTCTGAGAGTACAGGTATCGGAACATGACGCCCGCCACGTCTTGTTCCTCTGAGGAAAACCTACAGTTTATAGCTGTAGGGTCCTCGGCCCGCTCGTTGTAGAGAGTCAGCCCCCTGTGGTCAAAGCAGTATCGGTGTACTGCTAGGACATGCCCATCTGGGCGAGGTCCGCCCTGCCACATGGTCATGAACCTGCCGGTTCCTACCGGCTGGAGGCCTCCCTTGAAAGGGGCTTTTGGGTGACAGGAGTAAAACACAGAAACCTTCTTCATCGCTAGACTCCATTCCAGAATCACCGCTGACCAATAGATGCGGTGCATATGATTATGACGTTTTCCTTAACTGTTATTTAACTGTTCAAGTATTCGCCATCATTAACAAAAGACTCTTCTTGATTAAACAAAGGAAAGCGTGACGAGCCGTCTAAAGAAATAAGATACTTAGCCGGACCTTTAGTTATGTTCCACTTCTCGCCGTAAAACACGCCTCCATACATTCTTTTGTTAGCCTCAAGTAAACGAGTCAAAGACTCAGCTGCCAGCTGCGCTGAGTCAAACTCTGTAATGCTAGGAGGTTCTCCTTCGTTTACAGCTAACACATAGAATTTAAAGTTGTCTGGATAGTCGCTGCTTGTGTTACTCATTTTCTGAAGCCTCAGGTTCTACATACAAAACTGTTACAGAAGACGTGATCATCTTTACTGTGTTTTCTTTATCCATCCATTCCATGTGTATGGATGGCGGAGATGCGTACACTAACTGGTTTGAAGTCTGCTCTACCCAATCGTTTATAAGCTTGTCTACTTCAGTAGTTTTATCTAGCAGGTCCCAGCCAGTCAGCGAGTTCTCTGAAGTTTTTCGCATAAGTATCTGACCGAAAAAAACTTTGCTCTTAGTTAACAACTGGCACCATCACTTTCTGCATTTGAATAGTTTCTTGTTCAGGAGGCGCAAAAGACACGTAAGGGTAAAGGCAAGATTTAATATAAGCCAAGCGCTTTGGCCCCGACACTCCTGAAACGTGTATTTTAAATGGAGTAGGGCTTACTGGAAAAGAAAACCCTTCAAAAGACATATCTCCTTGAGCTAACCTTTCCGCGTTTTCACAGTTGATTCCCCAATCTCTTGGAGGACATGAGCACAGACTAGGATCACTAGACCATTCGTTAGGATCAGGTATATAAGCTGTGTGCATAAAACAAGATAGAACTAGCTGTCTCACTTTACAGCAAGCTATAACCCCGTTTAGTAGATTATATATTTCAGGCCAGAATTCTATTTTGCAGCCGTACAAAGTTTTATTCCAAAAATGGTCTAACCCTTTAAACAAAGGTCTGTCGTAGATTAAAGCAAACACGGCTTCACTATTGTCTTTCTTAAGCATCCATTCTTCTACAGGGTCCGTTGTCAAATTAGCTTCAGTGAATAACAAGCCATGGTTAAAAAAAACAAACTCCGAAGAGAGTTCAGACAGCTTGTGGGCCATCTGAACTCTCTTCACTGGAGGCAGTTTCCTGATCTCTTCGGCAGAAAGAGTTTCACTTTTGTAAAAGCCTTCCTGCCTTGGAAAATCAGAATGAATCATCTCTTACTTCCGAAGATGTCATTACGTCTAAACCTGTGGCAGCGCAGAAGTCTCTAACGGCTTCAGACTGCTTTTTAGTGTTAGACAAATCAACAGTAGACAAGTCTAAACCAAAATACTTGAATATGCCCGACAAAGAAATCCTAGACTGCTCGTCAGCAGAAGAAAGGAAAACCCTGGTCGGATCCATGAAAATATTCTTGACCGTGTGATCACCGAAAAGCCAGTAATACACAAAGTCAATACGCGCTATGTCGGCCTTTGGGCATTCTTTGATGACCTGAGCTGACACAGAACGCATAAAATTCTTGGCGTTAAAACCATAGACCCTTATACGGCTATAGTCTAAGTTGCCAATATATTTAACGAAGTCATGAGCAGCGTTTCCACCTGAAAAGTCAAAAGTTTCTCCCATTGAACTGATCATATGTATGTCAGTTACAAGACTGGTGATTGGTTTGGAAGAAGCTGTGCTCCTAATTTCGGAATAAGCTTTTTCCAAATACTCTTCTATGACCTTTGGGTCTTTGTAGTTCTTGGGAGCTTTTGGTGCAGACACGTAGCTCTGGAACTCTGGAGCAGCAACGCTGGTGTAACCGATGTAATAAATCATTGGATCCTTCCTTAGTCTTGAGAATCTACAAACCTAACAGACTCAAAGGGCACTTTGACCTTCAAAGGCCCACTAACGCCTCTGTCGTCCAATAGTGTAAGCAAGGCATACTCCACACCTTCTTCCACCACAGGCAAACAGCCGGCATTGAAAAACACTCCCTTTCTTATAACCCTCCCGTCAGGTAACTTGATAATACCCCTAGATTTAAAAACAAAAACTCTGTCAGTTTTCATTCTTAAACCCCAACAGCAAGTTTGCAGACAGCTTCGCTAATAGCGTTGACTGACAAGTCGCAGCTATTCTTTGGAAGGCTCTCCGCTAACTTGGTTAGATCAAATCTTCCCTCGATCGTGTAAACGATATCGAGGTAGTCCAGGCTGTCTAAGCCCAGAGAGCTCAAAGGCTCGTCATGAGAAATGTTTTTTAAACCAGTAACCTCCTGTATGCACGCAGACACTTCATTCTTTACATCATCCTGAGACATGACCACTCCGTGCCTATGGGTACTCGCAAACTTGTGACCATAGTGTTTCATCCGCCGGGGTCACAGACCAGCGGTTGAGCCCAAGCTTATCTTGCTGGTGCCTTCTTATACTATCTACGACTCTTCTGAGTTCAAGTAGAAGTGAGTCTATTTCTTTTAAAGTTTCTTTGTCCGCACAATCTTGTTTTTGTTCTACGTACTTGCCTATTATCTTTCTTACGTCTTCATACGCCATAGCTTAGTCCTCTGCAGAATCATCCTTAGGTTCAGCGAAACTTAAACCTTTAGCATAATTCTCCAGGGCAAGCAAACAAACAAAAGCAGAGTCGGCAGCGTTATCAAACCCGGCTGACTCGTAGTTAACCGGATCGTAGTCTGTTTTAAACATTTCATTACAAGCTTTTATCATGTCTGACTTGTTGGCATTTCCTTTTCCCGTGGCTCTTTTCTTTATTGTGCCTATCGGGAAACTTCCACAAGGAATTCCATTTTCTTCTGCCCAGGTGCATACCGTTGCCTTGAGGGCTCCAAAAAATTCACAAGAGGTAGCTGCCCTAGCCAGTATAGAGTGCATGTTGAACTTGGTTAACTTTTCAGAAGGCGTGTACTTGACGTCTTCAAAAGCAATTATGTCTGGTTTAAGAATAGACAAAAATTGCCTTAAACGAACAAATCTGAGCGCGCCGCTGTCATAGGAGCCGGCTGAAAGATCCCACTGACCTATGTGCATTTCTATATTTTCAGGAGCTACTAGCTGCTTTTCTTTTATGTAACAGTAGCTGTACCCACAGTTAGTGCCTAAGTCTAAACCTAATACTATATTTGTTTTAGGTTCGGCTGGTGGTTTTATAAAAAATTCTTTAAAAACCCACGGGTCACTACACATGTTGTACTTACGCACTGGCTGGCTCTTTCTTAATTGCGTTCCAATTCCTTATATTCCTGGAACAAGTAATGAGTCAGTAAACAGTCAAAGTCTGCTTCGTGCGCTTTATTCATGTCCAGGTTATGCTTTTTAGCCAAGTCGTATTTAACCGAGCAATGGTTATCCAAAGAGCCTTTTACAGAAGACCCTCCAAGCCTGTAAGCTCTTTTGCAAAAGTCTAACCAAGTCTCTTCGTCCGATATCTCTGGGAAAAGCTGAACGCTTTTTTCTATGCTCAAAGTGTCCAGGTACTCGTCAGGTTTGAACTTTAAACGCATACCTCCTTCAGATATTTCGCTGAGTATTCTGTCTAACATTGGTTGGTCTAATCTTAAACCGTTATGCGCTATAAACTTAAATCCGTTTTTCTTGCATTCATTAACTAAGCTGTGAAATTCTCTAAGAACTTTTTCTGGGATATCCCCTTGTCTCAACCTGTCTACTGATATTCCGTATACCTTGCCTGTAGCTACACCTTTTTTGTATTCAAACTGATTTTTAGTCCTAGCTATTCTATCGGATATCCAGTAATGAAACTCAGGCGGTTGACCCCTTAACCAGTTTAAAGTCCTAGAGCCAGAGTCAACCACCTTGTTGTTTTCAACTACTGCCCAGCCTATTTGGCCAGGAATGTCTATTGTCAAATCCAGGCCCGTAGTCTCTATGTCAAAAACTAGATAGCTATCTGGAAGCTTACCTAATTTTTCAGAGGCGTATTTGAGCCACGAGCCAGGATTCATCGCTTCTCCAAACTATCGTCGCTTGAAAATTTTCCAAGGCCTGACGATGTAATCGTACCAGCGAATCCTAGCTTTGTTTATAAAAGCTTGCTTTGCTTTAAAGCCCGCTTCAATTATATGCGCGTCGTTAAAAGGAGGATCGTCTGAATCGACGTGGACGTCTCTTATCGCATAGAAAAAAGCGCCTGTGATGACTTGCCCCATACGCACAAGAATTACGGCTTGATGCGAAGGAGGCAAGTCAAAAAAGCCACAGGCTGCGATAGCTTCTTCTGGAGACTTGTAACCTTTGTCTCCTTGGTCTAAACAAGCTTTAAAATAATTAGCATATCTCTCAACCAGAACACCAAGGTCATTTTCAGAAATGTTGAACTTTTCTATTAGCTCTTTAGCTATAGGTTCCGACACTTCATTCTCATAAGCCATCAAAGCAGACTTCATGAGGTTAGGCCAAGCGTAAGCAATGTCCCTACTAGGGTTGTACCTGCGCCTGTCTACATGACCTTTGATGTTCATACCCATGTCTACTGTCCTTTCTCTCCCTCAGGGTTATATCCGTGCTTTTCACGCCAGTTACTTATGCTAACAGGAAAAACAGGCTCGGCAAGCTTGAGTAGAGCTTTAGCGTACTGCCGTATTTCCCATTGGGCATCAGAACCTAGCCTAAGTTTAAGGAAGTGCAATAGAGATCGCAAGTTGCATGAAGCCCACATAGCGCTATACATGCCTACGGGTAAAACAGACCTAGCTAATTCCTTAGCTAGCCCTCCAGCTATAAGTTTTTTATAACTTACAACAGACATGACGTAAGAATTTATAATCACATCTGTCAGCTCCTGGTTCTCGAAAGATTCTCCAGAAGCCTGCTTGTTTACCTTAGCCTGTCTCCTAAGCTCTTTAGGCACATAGCATTCAATGTCTATATCTTTACCGCCTTCCAAATACCTCATGCTCCATTCATTATAAGACCATCCAACTCTATGCCTGTGCCACTCCCTAAAAACAAATATGGGAGCTTTTATTTCAAAAGTGAGAATGTTGTGCTCCATGGGTGTTCCATGGTCGTGGTCTGCCAAATAAGCTATTAGCTTTTTGTCTCTTTCAGAAACTTCATCAACTCTTTTTGCGTAAGATACTCTAGCTGAGTTTACTACGCTCAAGTCTCCGCCTGTCTTTTGAATAAGCCTTACTTCTGAAACACCGTCTCCCAAAGGATCAATCGTCATAACACTTCCTTTCTTGACATCTCACGTCCTGTTGTGTCTTCGTACCTTACGCAGTTTAAACACTTGTCAGAAGAAGAACTTGGGCTAAACAAAGAATCTGAACCGCAATAACCACAAACATCAACAACATAAGTCTCACCGTGTGTTGCCGCCGAGCACCTGTCCTTTCCCATCCAGCAGTTATAGCAAGGAAGTTTAGCCTCAGGTTGCGATATCGGGCAGTTAAACCCAATACGCTTCCTTAGCTTTATTAGGTTTTTATTCCAGTTCTTCATGGCAGAAGACACAACAACTTCAGAAAAAGAAGGCTTGTTGTCTCTAGCCAACTCTGGAGAAAACCACCCCGCAAACCTCATCCAGAACAATTCCCTTTCATCTTTAAAAGGAGTTTTCTTGTAAGGAGCAGAAAATCCTAAAGCTTTTGAAATGCCTTTTAGGTACTTAAGCCCCAAAAACTTTTCAATAGTTTTGCCGGCTGCTGGGCCTGTCAAAACAAATAGAGTGTAAATGCAGCCCCTGTTGCGCGTGTGCCTAGAAGAAGGATTCAACAAGAAAGGTCTGCAGCTCTTAACTTGGACAACTCCCCATCCTGAGTGCGTCATTGAAATAGTGGAGCACACAGGGACACCTTGTTTCAACAAAGGTATATTCCCCGCAATCCTCCAAGCTGTTTCACCGACTTCGTTATCCGTAACTAAGCCGCCTTTCAAGTGGCTTATCGAATCAACGATGACTTGGTCCGACAAGCCCGCAGGTAAACACTTGCGAACTTGTCGGACCAGATCAAAGAACTCCCTAGACGAAGAGTCTTCCTGGAAGTATCCAGAAAAGGCAGCCTTTAGACATTTAGCTCTGGTAATAGCGTCAGAAATGTCAAAGTAGACTCCTTTAGGAAGCTCTCCTAAACTCATCGTTTGGTAGCCGCCTTGGCCTTACTGGCCATCTTAGTATTGGTAGACTTGGCGCGAGTCTTTGTAGTCGCCTTGCTTGTTGTAGCTTTAGCCGGCTTAGACTTAGCCTTAGTCTTAGCAGGCATAGTAGCCTTGGCCTTGCTGGCGCAGACAGGCTTTGTTTTATTGACAATCTTAGTCATAACCGTATCCATCTTAGCATTCTTCATATTAACCCTTTTCTGATGCCTTCGTTAAAAACCTAAATAGCGATAGAAGGCGTAACGCTACTTAGTGGTCTGATTTGGAGTAAAGCCTTTTCCTATGGGCCTCTCGGTTTTACTCGCTCCTCTCCTTTGAGCAGCAGATTCTTTTCCAAAAGAGTCTGCGTTTATAGCCACTCCTTCCTTGGTGTGTCTAAGTTTAAGATCGTTTTGAGCCAGGAGTATGCCCAAAGCCACATCTCCACCGCAGTGTTTTAACTCCTTTATAGGCCAATCGTAAGTTCTTAAAACATCGGTTCTAATGCACCACCATCCTCCAGTAGCGAATCTAGGAAACTGAGGAATAGGCTTACCTCTATACCAAGGTTGAGTTTCACACCAAGCCCTTTGATCTGCGCCGTACTTTATACCGTAGACAGATCCCAGCATGTCGCAGCTTTCCATGTCTTTTTCAATACTAGAAAGCCACAAAGGCAAGTTGTCGGCTTTGATGTAGCTGTCATCATCAAACCACATTAGGTAATCAGTTGTTATTGGTTTGCTGTAAAACAGCTCACGCATCATTGGATACTTAAATATTTGTGGGTTTGCCTCCCTGGTGGTTATTGAATCTCTTCTAGACAATACGTAATTTGAAGTCTCGTCGCAGACTTCGTTTAAGCCTACGCGAAGTTCTATAAGACCTAGCTCGTTCAACTTGAAAAGAGGTTCCAAGCATCTGCGAGCTAGATCTGGGTAGTCACCATATAAGAGGGCGCAGACTGTAAACTTAATATCAGCCATCTTTGTTCTTTTCTTTCTTTTCAGATACAAGCCTGTCGTAAGATTGCTTGAACTGAGGAATGAATTCTGCGCATTGCCGCTTTATAGTGTCTAGGGTGTCCTGGCACAACGTCAAGCCTTCAAACACTTCTTTCCTAGCTGATTCTCCGCTAGTGTCTGCCAAGCCTACACAGGCGTTTCCTACCAGCTCGACCATCTTGTCGCTAAACTTGCAAGCTGCCTGGTACAACTTTTTCAAAGTTTTAGGGACATCCATAGATATTTCTGAGTCGCCTGAAGGCGGATGAGAGACTGACTGAGTTGAAGGCTCAGGCTGGTCTTCTATGTCTTGCTGTGTTTCTATTACTACCACTCCAGTCGATTCAGATTCTTTTGGAGTGTCTTCAGTAATAAAACTGCTTTCGTCAGGATTGATGGTTATGTTGTTTGAAGCCATCAATTCTTGCAGTTTCCTTACTGACATCTTTTTTTCTACTGCTTCAGCAATCAAATTTTCTCTAGTCTGATCGTCCACGTGGACTAAAAGATTGAAATGACTCCAGCTCAAGCTGAAGTCGTTGTCTGAAAAGAATTCCATCAAATCTTGAAACTTAGCTATGTCTTCGTACATCTCGTAGAAAGAACATAGTTTGTAAGCGTAGCTGATACTGATTTCCAAAGCCTGAGCTAGAGTTGGCACAGCGTTTTTGCCGTAGTCCACTTTCTCTTTACCGTCAAGACTTAAGCCATTCTTTACCAGGTGTATTGTCTTGCCCCTGGCGCGGTGAAACCTAAGGCTGTTCTTAAAGTGAGTGTTGCTAGCTTCGACTTCGCTGTAGTACACCTCTTTGAGCGGAGTGTTCATCATTGAGAAAGCTTGTTCCGTGCCTGATACAATTTGAACCTCTGACATCACAACCTCATCTTTCCTGAAAGAAGCCTAAACGAAGACTGCTCAAGGTGATCCCTGACAGTCAGACTGTTACTGCCGTTATTCCCTTCGGCAAGTAACGCGATAAAAACATCCAAAGCCGTCTTTGAGTTTATATCAATTTTGTTTTCCAAATTGAAAGTTCTCAAAGACCCGTCACCCGACTGAGAATACATGAACCTTTGTAAAACCCTCCTGGAAGTGGAACCGTTAACCTTGTTTACTGCCATCTTTCTTTTAAACTCAGAAGCCCAGTTTTCTAAGTTTATGGTTCCCTCTGAAATAGGCAGTCTGGAACAATACAGGGAAGACAACATGTCTGCAACCTTAGTTTCTGTTATTTCAAGTCTTTTAACTTGAACAGATTTTAAGAGGCTGCTCAGTCTAGCTGAGAAATCTTTTCCTTTATGATCCAAGCACCAAGAGTTAGTGTATGGAACCATGGTGCTGCCGATATTACCAAAAGACATAAACAGAGTTACTTTTACAGAGCTGTCTCCGCTCTCGCTGTTTGAGAACAGTAGGCCTACGCGAACAGGGGATAGAACATCGCTGTGACCTAGAGAGTCAAGGGTCATAGGTTCGCAAAAAGCAAACCTAGCCTGCATCTTTCTTCCGCTTATTGAACTTCTGAAAAAGGTATAAGACTCACCGAAACTTTTAAAGACTTTTTCTATTTTTTCAAGAAGCTCAAAGTTTGGGAGTCTTTGGTATCTTGGCCCCACCAAACAGTCCAGTGTACCTGTCTGATTGTTCTTTATTGCTTTTTTACCTAAAAGATGAGTATTGAAGCGCCTTCTTACAAAAGTGTTATACAAGACGCACGCGTCATAGTCAGAATAAGCCTCATTAAACTTTTTGTTTGTTGAGCTGTTCACTGACATATTGCTTACTACGGTGTACAAGCCATTACACAAGAATCCACAAGCCTGCCTTAAGGCTTGCCAGCTGAGCTTGTACCCTCCGCTTATTGTTTTAAACCTGTCGTTAAGAGCCAACTGAGACGCATTGTCTACCGGAAACACTAGAGTGTTTTTTTCAATATTACTCAAATGATCTTTAAATAGCTTGTGCTGGCTTTCGCTAAAGTGAATTGTTTTTAGATCAGAAGCTATTTTTGACAGCATGGCTTATACTCACAAGCTGGGAAACTCCCAAGAAATAGTTTCTAGCAGTTGAGTAAACGGCTCTATTACAAACGGCATCTCTTCTTTTGACAATCTTTTTTTTATCCAAAAACCATTTGGTGTCTTATCGTCAAGAGTAGGCATTCTGTGAATGCAACAAACTCCAAATCTCGGCCAGGTAAAAACACAACCAGTGACCCTGGAGTCATACTCTGGTTTCAAGCTGTCTATCTCTACCCATCCTTCAAAGCATGGAGTTTTTGTAAACCTGTTTTTAAGTTCTCCGAAGATATCCCTCTGGTATTGAACTTTTCTTCTGCCGATAAAAATAGGGAAGCTTTGAAATTTGGTAACAAACCACAACAAACTTGGTTTTGACCCTGTTTCTGATTTGCACATTGAAACAAGCATTCCGTAGGAAGGAGCTCCTACGGAATGCTTTAATATCGTCTTTATGACGGTCTCGTCAGTGTCGAACGATTCATCTGAAGCGTTTCCAACATTCAAGACTTCGTCATAAAAACTCATTGTTATTCCTCTTCTACAACGTTTGAGAAACCGCCAGGCATACTAATCTCACCAGTTTCAGGATTAGTAGACAAAGCTTCTTGGATCTGATCTTTGTATGGAACGCCCATTTCAAACGGTCTTCTGGGGCATACTCCAAATACCTTGTCTAGTTCTTTGACTAGCTCAGGAGATTCAGAAATAGCCTTGCCTACTTCGTGCCAAGATCCTTTGGATATACCAAGAACCGGACAGTCAGCAGTCCTTCGCGTCTTGTCTATGTTTTCAATAGAGCAAGCGTTGTGGACAGCCTTTCTTTGCCAAGCTTCTTGGAAAGAATCAAACAAGGCCACCGTAGCGTCGTGCCAATCCCACATAGAAGTTTGAACCAGGTTTTCATCTTTGGTCCAAAGAAGCTTTACTTCTATGTACCTCCTGTCTCCAGCTGAAGACAGGCTGTTCTTGTCGCTGTGGATTCTGATCAGTCTTCCTTGCTCACTCTTTGTGTGAATGTCCGCTTTTCTAGCCATCCTAAGAATGAACGTAGAAGTAAATCCAAGACTAGCTCCTCCAGGAACTCTTCTGATAATAGGCTTGCCTGGAGAATGCTCTTCTTTCATATGGTTAATACCTATGAAAGAAATGGGCCAGTACTGCATCTTTGGGAAGAATACTTTTACCCACATGTTCAAGTTCTTGGCGATGTTACTAAAAGTAGGAGTAGCATAGCCGTTCTTCCACGTATCGTCTGTCTCACTTTTTGTAGTGGCTGCTGTGATGCTATCGACTCCTAGAGCCATAGGCATCTCCATACCTCCCCTACAATCGTAGTGAGCCTCCGCAGCTTTTACGTACTCACTGCACATCTTTTGCCAAGATTCTACAGTCAAACAAGAGTGGCTTTTAAAAGGCAAAGGAGCCTTTATAAAAGATTCCCTGAAATCTGGAGAATCCTTAGCCTCTACTTGAATATGACCAAAAAGCCCGTGAGGCATACCTGGGTCAAACTTAACTATCTTGCTGCCGTTGTATATGTGCCATCTATACATTTCATAAAGAAGAGCTGTTTTACAACTTTCAGGTATGCCTATAATTTCTGTCATTCTTGAGTACGGAAAAACGCTGTTGCAGAATAAGTACCTCAGACTGATCGCGTCTAGAGGTGCTCCAATGATAACCTTTGTGCTATCGTCACAAAGATAATCATTGCCCGGGCCATTCTCGACTTGCCTCATATTCAGCACTTGCTGAAAAAAGGAGTCTGGGCCTGTCTTGACTGCAGGCCTGGCGTCTTCAACAACAGCTTTCTTCCTACCCATGACATCAATCTCCTGATTAAAAACTAAACAAACAAAGAAATAAAAAAGTGACAAAAAATGCGCGTACGTAAAAATACGCGCATTTAAAACAAACGAACGTGCAACAGGAGATTGATAAAACAAACGCCTGTTGCACGTTTGCTTTATCAATCTTCTGAAGGATTAGGTAACCGTGACTTTACAGCCTTACGGGCGTTCTGGATGTTTTGCCAAACTTTGTTATTAGCATCATTAGTAGCTTCTTCAGGAACAAACTCGCCAGACGTGGGAGGACTAATAGCCTCACTAGAGATTGTCTTGGCTGGAGTAAGAGAAAAAGACTTTAAAGCAGGCTTGGCAAAAGCAGGCGCTGGAGGCGCTTCAGCCACGACAGCAGCAGGCACAGCCACATCAGCCCAAGAAGGTTCAGGAGCTGAAATAGACGTAACTTTAGTCTTACCCAGCTGCTGCAACCCTTCTGCCCTGATCTTTGGATTCAGGTACTGCCCGTAACGGTCATCCAGAGCATACACCAGCAAAGAAGGGTAGCCTGAATAAAGGTCTTGAACAAGCAAAACCTGCTCCTCATTGCTCATGATGTTTACACAAGAAGACCAGTCTTTGATCTTCTGTGTAACAGCTTCAGCAACGGAAGACAAATCTGCGGAGAAACCTTTGTACTCCTTTTCAAGGAACACATCAAAACCTTTGATAGTCTTATCGTTGCGACCGGCTGCCTCCAGCATTCCTGGAGTAAACTGGTTTGTACGCTTAAGACCTGCACGGCGAGGGTCTTGACCTTCCGTGAAGATAGTTACGTAGCTGCCTTCGTCTAGAGCTATGGGGTCGCCACATACGAAGTGAGCAGACACATTACTGCTGTCTCCGCGATAATCAGTCCTTTCGTCCATGGCGCTTCTCAGGTTCTTATACACTGAGGGCTTTAAGAGCATGAACTGAGCACTGTCGTCTGGAGCCAAACCCTTAGGAGTTTGGAAGTCCTCACCCTTGTAGGACATCAACAGACACTGCACTAGCCAGCAAAGCTTGGGCTTTGCCGGAATAGCCGGAGAGTTGTAAGGCCCAGAAGGCAGAAGCAAACTAGCCCAACCCACAGAAAAAGGAAGACCTTTTTTGGTTCCCTCATCAGCAGCGCTGCGAATCATCATGAGAGGATTGCTGCTAATGTCATAGAACCTATCATACGGGTCGTGCATAACCCAGGTTCTAGCCCTTTCACTCTTTGGGTCTTTGACAGACTCTGCTACTTGAATAGGGAAAAACCACTGACCAAATTCATTCATGTTGGTCGGCAGTCGCCACGGATCAAGCATAGTTGGATTGTCAGGATTAACGCCTGGAAGAATCCTGATCACAGTAGACTGATTCATTGGCGGGCTGTACAGCTTTCCAGCACCCGGCTTAAGAATCATGTTGAGATACTTTCCGTCACCTCCAGAAAGATTGGCGCTGACAGAATTAACAGAGATACGGCGAGAGCTACCTTGCATGACAGTCCTTTCAAACTTGAAATTAAAAACGCCAAACGGCAAATGCCTAGCGGCATCGATATACTACGCGTAGTCTTGGAAAAGGCAACTGGGAACTGCACCGTTTTGCCCTAAGTACCTGCCTGAGTAAGCACTTATTTTTCCAAAAGTTTTTTGATAAGCTACCTGGCACACTTCTGTGCCGTGGTACACTTTCAACGGATGAACCACAGTTATCTCCAAAGTCCATTTACCGCGAAATCCGGTATCCCCGAATCCTGCAGTAATATGCACTTGCATACCCAGTCTGCCTATTGAACTTCTTCCTTCAATGTGCGGAACATGGTTTGGAGTTTCTGTGTATTCTTCTGTCTCTCCCAGATAAAGAACACCAGGGTTAAGGTAAAGTCCATCATCAGGAATAATCAACTCTTGGGTCTTGTTCTCCTTTCGCATATCTAGTGGGAAATTGTTGTAAACCAGCAACCTCTTACCCAGCTTGAGGTTGTAGCTGTTGGGATTAACCTGTTTCATGTTGAATGGGGTTATAACAATATTTCCCATTTCAACTTCTTTTATAATTTGATCTCCAGTCAAAATAGACATCAGCCTGCTCCGTAAAATTCGTTAATACCCAACTTTGCGCACTCTTCTTTTGTAATAGGTACAGACCATCTAGTGAATACGTCTGGAGGAGGAACCTGTAAATGATACGGACCTCCAGACCCTTTCCTGGTTCCGTCTAGGTTGCATGGCCACACATCAACCCTATCGCTCATGCACTCCGGTATGACGCTGTTTACAACCCAATCGACGCAGTTAACCGGAACCTCAAGAACTACGGCGTCATGTACCTGAAGAACTATGTCGTACCATAACTCAGGGTCTTCTGCCTCAAGCCTGTACCAGTACAGATGGTCAAGCGCCCTGGACATGGCGTCAGCCACAGCTGACTGGACAGGGAAGTTCATGGCTTGCCTTTGCTGTTCCCCTGCAACATCTCTTTCAGAAGTTTTTGTAAACCTTCTGTACCTTCCAAAACAGTTTACTATGTAACCAGGATCTTGGCTCCTTTCACGGCATTCTTCAAAATACTTAGGAAGAGCTGGATACATTGAAACCAAGCCTTCAATAAGCTGACGAGCTTGATCAACAGTTACGTCAGCTCCTTCTTGTTTTGCTTTTCTTGCTGTAGCCTCAGCCTGTTGCCCGTAGGCGTAACCAAAAACCACGGCCTTGGCAGCACTTCTAAGCGCGCTTTTACCGATTGACTTTAAGCCTTGCTTGGTTGGCGGACAGCTTAGACCGAAAGTATTCACAGCCACGTTGCTGTGAATGTCGTAATAGTCTGGGTCGTCTTCAGGTAAACCGCTGCGCCTGACGTGTTCAGACATGTTTAAGTCGCCAGACTGCCAAGCCATGATAGCCAGCTCTGCGCCAGTGTAGTCTGCATCCACAAACACATGCCCAGGCTTGGCCCTTATTATGGACCTGAGAGGCATCTTGTACTCTAGCTGTATCTCTGATCCGTATCTTTTGAATACAGCCTTGTATTTTTCTTCAGCCGTCTTCCCCAAATTTTGCAAGGGAGGTCTTGCTGAGGAGGCTCTTCCTGTTTCTTTGGTTTGGAAGAACTGACTCCTGACGCGATTGTCAGCATGAAGATAAGAAAGAAGGCCGGACTCATACTCAATACGTCCATCCTCATCCCTCACAGCAGAACCTTCTTCTACACCTTTTCCTGGCCTCAAGACGTACCTAGTAAGCTGAGCTACGTACCTTAAGTCTCGCAATAGCTCAACGCACGGATGCTTGTCAGAAAGTATTTGAAGTACTTCTTTGTCCGTGGAAACAGCGTAGTCACTTTCTATGTTCTTGGCTTTTATTTCCTTCCACATCTTAGGCCTTTTGCCTGTAGACTTGTATGGCTCCAAGTACAAAGACAAAGCTCCCTCGGGCCTGACGCTCTTTGGTTTAAAAGTTTCTTTGTCTATAACGCCGTTGTACTGCTCACCAAACATCATCTCTCGACAATGTTGAACGGAGCTGGTGTTGAACTCAGGCCAGTTTAGTTCTTTACGCAATATCTCAAGAAGCCTGTTCTTAGCTTTTAGATAATGCTCTGTTAGAGTTTCTGCTGTTTCCAAGTCTACTTGCAAACCAGTCATGTGCATTTCACCAAACGCAGAGCTGGCTCTCATGGATACCCAGAAAGGTTTCCTGGAGTTATTGCCATAAGAATCTCTATCTAAAGCTCCTGGCTGATCTTCTTTTCCGTTAAAAAAATCAAAAAGACGCCTGGTGCAGTCAGCGTCATAGTTGCCGTAAGGTATTAGTATTTCATCAGGGCAATCGCCGTAACCTTCCAACTGCTCTGAGTTTATCTTGTTTTGTTCACAATAAGATTTTTTCCATTTCTGTAAATCTACGTCGTATCTTGGTACGCCTACATACCTTGTACCCAAGACTTCTAGCTTGAAATCTCCAGTCTCATTGACGGAGTGCGCGGCAAGAAGTGTGTCAAAACCTCCAAACTTTTTTGTCTTTTGATAACCAAACAATTTTTCTTTTCCGTTAGCCCCTGGAGAATCCATTGGAGCCACGAAGTTACTTCTTATGTCCAGTCCTACATGCATAAGCCAAGGCATGTCAGCGTTTAGGTAATGCCCTACTACTCTTACTTTTCTTTTAGGCGTATTAGTAAAAACCTTGCTCAACTCTTCTATGACCGCAGGTATTCCTCCCTCTATCTCGGACTCTCCTCCTTGGTTGTGCAAAACAAAACAAGCAGCTTTTCCAGGTTTCCAGGAAATCTGTATTGTTCTGACGTACGCGTTTTTTTCAGTAGGGTACGAGCCGTGCCACTCAGCATCTACAGCTACAACGTTTGAGTCAGGCTCGTTTAATATTTCCTGTACTAAGATTTTCGCCTCGTCAAGACCTTTGATCGTCCTGTGGTCTATTACCTCTTCAGCCTTCTCCTGTCCTAAGATCGTGTTTAGAAAAACTCTGACAACTCCCTTAAGATCATCAGACCTTTCAGGCTTTTTCAGTACTGCAGCAGGGCTTATACCAGTTATAACTTTTGCTGTAAAAAACTCATCTTCGCCTTTGCCGTCTTTTACTTTTATCTCCATCACCCTTCCTTGGGTGTTTGAAGTGGTATGGCCTTTACCAAGAACAGCAGTTATAGCTTCAGAGCCCAAAGCAAGTATGAAGCTTGGCCGAACAAGCTTTATCTCTTGCTGCAGTATCAGAGAACAGTTTTTAATCCAAGAAGCTTTGAAAACTCCTCCCTTAGTGTCTGGGTGGTCATGCTTTATGACTGACGTGATGTAAAACTGTTGTTTGTCAAAAAATCCTTCTTCTTCAAAACAATTAGCCAGTATCTCTCCCGCGTTACCGACTAGAACTTTTCTGTTGTAGTGGTTCTTAACGTGAGGCTGCTTTACTACGATCATGACGGGAGACGGAACAGGCCCTGTAGCCTGCTCCGTCCACAGCCCGCCAAGAACAAAATTAACAGTAACTTTTTTATTTAAATACGATAACGGCAATACGAAATTGTCGTCGTACAAAGCTCTGTAGTATAAGGCTTCAAGCTCAAAGTCGTGAGTCTTGTAGTCTATACCGTCTTTTTTTAGCAGCTCAGCGTACTCAACAAAGTCTGGACCCGGCGCGGGCAAGCCTTCAAAATTCTTTCTGTAAAAAGGAAAATTTTTGAATAGCTCTGTGTCACCGAATCTCAAAGTTTCTAAGAACCTGAGTTCGCTGTACATCTTTCTAAAATTATCGCTCATGATCCTTCACCTTTCGGGCCAAAACTCATCTAGGCCAGCAAGGGTCCTTCCCTTGTTTATCAATGCCCAACAGTCTTTGAAAGTCAAAGACCCAGGGTCTTTGACTCCCTCATGACAGATATTGAACACAGGAGCCTTTGTGATCAACCTCAGTTGTCTTACAATTTCTTCAGATTTATGCTGAGCGTCAGAGTCTAAAAATACAGCTATCGGTTTGTCGCTCCAAGCCCCGTAAACCAAAGTTCCTTGGTCGTCTGCCAAGTCAGAACCCAGAAGCCCAGCACCGCAAGACCCTACCCTCCAAACATCAGCAGCTCCTTCGCATAAAACAACCATAGGCTGTTCTTTGGCAACGTCATAGTTGTAGAGCATTTGCCTTTTAGACATGCCTCTCAAATTGTAATACTTTTTTATTCCCGTGGTCTTCCAGTCTACATCGCCAATGAACCTACCTTGCCACCCAACAAGGTTTTGGCTCATAAACAACGGTATAAAAATTCTGTCTTTAAGAAGGTAATCCGCTCTATCAAAAACATAATTGCAATACCCTACACCAAAATTAAAAGACAGGTCGTTAGGAGAATAGCCCCTAGACGACAAGTAGTTAACGGCTGGGTGGTTTGGCTGTAACTCATTCAACATGAGTATGTCGCCAGGAAGGGATATAGGCTCCAAAGGTTTTCTAGCGTCAACTATAGTACCTTCTATGACTGGAAGCTTTATAGGCTCTGAAGAATTAAACAAGCTGGTGAAAAGCCTATCCCTGTTTAACTTTCCTTCCAGACCGTCCAAGCATCTAGTTTCGTTATAGCAAACAGACAACCACCTATGGTCAGTGAACCTGTGGTTTATCCATAGGCGATTACGCTGGTCTCCACAAAAAGGGCAATTAACGCAATAGTACTCTCCTGGAGATACTATCTTTAAACGCAACTTGCCGTTTTCTTTTCTGTTAACCAGCTGAAGACTTTGACCCTGATTAGCTACTTTTACGCGACCAAACAACTGACCTAGCCTTTCATACAAGGCTGGACACAAAACTTTCATGACTACCTCTCAATCTATGTCCGCTGGAGACGCTACCGGTTGTCTTCTTTGTGGCCCTTGTGCTGAGTCTGGAAGAGACAGCCCTGGGGCGTAGCCTCTTGTTGAGGATATGTTTTCAGAAATTCTGAACCCACTGATTACCTGCGTGTCGCTGAGAGATAATGCCCCGTAATGCCCTACGTGAACCAGCTCAGGAATTATGCTGGGAGGAGCTACGTCTCTAGACTTTGACACGTGTAATTTTATAGCTTTGCTTTCTGGGTTAGCCCTAGATAGCGCGAAACAGAAATGACAGTTCTCGCCAAAGTCAGAAGCTTCAGAAGAGTCTGTGTGGCTTATCAAGTCATTAGCGCTTCTCTTGTTAGCCTCCTTATTTACCTGTTGAAGAATCAAAGCCGCGCAGTCGTACTTTGAAGCTATGTTGGCTCTGACCATGTCTGGAAAAGCACCCAGCAAATGCCTTAGATGGTCTATCTTCATGTTGTTTAAAAGTATGTATCTTTTTACAAACAACTTGGCATAGTCCAGAAGAAACAAAGACATGCCCTTTCCAGTTATGCTTCTTATGTGCTCTATATTTGAATCTATCTCAGACACAAAATTTTTACCGGCTTTAGGGTTATTATCTGAGCCGGAAAAATCTATTATGAAAAAATGATCCTCAACTTGTTCAACAGCCATCTCTAACCTATTCAAGGCAGGAACGTCTAATCCAAGTATGTTTTCATACTCGTAGTGCCTAGGAGAACCGCTTAGAGCGCACCTTTCTTCATAGTGGTCCTTTATGTGCTTTACTGGAATCTTCGATAAGGCAGAGATAACTCTGTACTTTATTTCGTCAGGCTGGCCTTCGCAGTTAGCATATACAACAAACTCGCTAGAGTAACCGGCTGCCGCTTTTGCGTATTCAAGTCTTATTCTGCTTGCAGCCATCTGACACGCTAGAGTTGTCTTGCACCCTCCGAATACCCCAAACAAACCATTTACTGATTTTCTAGGAAGACCTCCTTCAGTTACAGCGTTCATAAAATCAACGTCTACATCAAAATCGACCCTGGCGTTTGAGACTTGCTTAAACCTTGGAACGCCTGAAACAACGGAGTTGCTTACAAGGAGCTGTATTCCTTGTATCTCTGATTGAGACCTGGCTATTAGGTCTGATATGTTATTAACTTCTAAACTGCCAGAGCTGGCCATCGCCTCTCTTAAGCGTCTGGTTACCTTTCTATCCAACATTATTCTTCGCACATAGCTAAGAGCCAGATCTTCACAAGCCCTTAAGTCTTGGTCAGTGGAAGTTTCTTCAGTCAGATAGATTGATAGAATTTCGTCTCTGGCTAAGTCTTTTATTGCAGGGTTTACCCTAGCGCCTACTTCAACCAAAGCGCTTGCCTTTGGAAGTTTAACCGTAGGGTTAGAGTCGTAGTGCTCGTAAAGAAGGGATATGAACACTCTATAAACATCTTCTCCAATTCCATTAAGAGTGTCTGGAACGAACATTTGTTTTATTCGCAGCATGAAGCTAGTGTTATGTAGCATTACGCTACACAACAAAGCCAGCTGGTCGTTGGTTATTGGAGATTCTACTTCTGCAACAAACTGACCTGAGTATCCTGGAAGCCCCGACATCGCATCCTCCTTGTTAACTTCTGCCTTCCGTGACGCTAACCATCTCTGTGTCAGCTGCGTCCATAAGCTGACTTGTCAAAATGTTTTTCCAGAAAGATCCGTCATAGGCTTCCCTATTTCTTATGTATTGAAGACAAGCATCTTTTAAGAAATGATCCTTTATGTCAGAAAAACCCAGCCTAGACGCCAAGCAGTGACGGTACAAAGGCGTCATAGGCAGGGTCATGTCTGACAGTATAGATCGTAGAAGCCTTTCGCCAGTCCATCCTTTCTTGACTACAAAAAAATTCCTTGTGTTCACTTCGTTGATGAAAACGTCTTCAAGTTTTGCCAAGTACTGATTCAGAAATTCTGCAGAAACGTCTGATTGGCAAAGCTTCAAAGCTGCCCTGGATATCATGTCTCCAGGCTCTGGAGGTCTAACTCCGCGAGTGTTGGAAAAAACAGAGCGTATCAAAAACAAAGGGTCTACTTTATTTTTGAAAGCAAACTCTGCTATTTTAGGCCATACTGGTTTAAACTCCCTGCCGTACTTGTCAGGTTTTATTTTTCCGTAAAAACCTTGAGACGCCGTACCGTCCCATTTTTGTATATGACCTTTTCCGTACTCGCTTTCAACGCCTGTCAACCTTGATTCAAATTTTCTCCTTTCTTGAATATAGGTTTCTCTGACAGCTGCAGCTATTGAGTTTTCCATCACTTTTTTCTCTTTGGAAAAGTCTGCTCCCAGCCTTGTTCGTCGTAAGTCTTCTTCCTTTCAAAACTTCTTTTCTTGAACCCTGGGTCAAAACTGTCCAAACAGTCTATGACTATACCATGTTCTTTTCCAGAAGCGTCATGCCTACGAACGACACGGCCCGGTGCTTGTATATCCATAATCTCACTAGCCCTGGCGTCTGCGCGAATTAAAACTGAAAGCATCGGAAAGTCTACGCCTGTAGACCATACATCCGTGGCTATTACTTTTTTAAGAGTTCCAGCTTCAAAATCTTTTGACATTTTGTCTCGGATAGCTGGAGTCATCGCGGGCTCATTTACAGTATCCAGCATTCCCTTGTTCACGCACTTTTCGTAATCAGAAGGGTCTATGCTGTCATAACAAAGTTTAAATTCAGGAAGCTCCTGTTTTAAATGAATAGCGTGGTCTAAAGTTCTTACCAATATAAGTATTTGATCGTCGTCGCTGAACTGTCTGGCTTTAGCTGCAATCATAGAGTTCCTGGTTTTATTGCGCCAAATACCCCACCTTTCTTTTACAACTTCTTTCATTCCTTCACACGGATTCTGCATCGATATGTCTAGCCACTCGACCTTGACCGGAAGAACTAAACCATTAGAAACAGCTTCCTGATAAGACATCTTGAAAATGTGAGGTCCAAACAAACCTTCAAGCACAAAATGCGCGTTATCAAACCTGCCTTCTGGAGTCGCTGTAAAACCGTACATCCTGGCATGTTGGTACTTAGACAGTTCATCCTTATAACTAGGAGCTGCCGCTTCGTGAACTTCGTCATACAAAACTATGTCGGCACAATTAGAAACCCTGTGGTCTACCAAGTGCAGGCTATCCGCCGTTATTACTGTGACCCTTCCCCATTCTTTTTTGCCGGCTCCAACTTGCCCAACGTTTGGAACAAATTTAACCAGATGCCTAAGAAGCCTTTTCATTACGTCCTTGCGTCTAGTGACAATGTGTATTCTTGCGTTGTAGAACAAAAGACAAATAGCGGCAAACAAAAACGATTTACCAAAACCTGTAGGGGCTACGATTATACCGCAGTCGTTTGATACTATCGAAGCGAGGCACTCATCTTGTTTGGCTTTTAACTCCATTCGTTCAAAGATTCTCTCAAATGAATAAGCAAATCTTTCAGGGTTAAGGCCGTTGTTTACAAAATTGCGCACCTCAACTTCAAAACCAAATTTCTCACAAATACCTTTTATCTTCTTAAGAAACCCACGCATAAAAACCAGATTTCCAGTTTGACCGTATTTGTACAGAGATCTTTCTTCGTAAACAAAAGGTTGATAAGATCCTCCCTTGTACGCGGCAACTCCTCTGTTTTGAACAACGTGAGTATATGTCAAACTTCTTTCAAGCTCTGCTTTTAGATTTTCAGTAAAATCTCCTTGAATATCGGCCAGGTTTCCTTGACTACGAATCAGAAAACTTCCAGACATGACATGACTTCCTTTCATGGCAAGGACTGAACTTACCATCTTATTGAAACCATTGGAGGTGGGTAAGAGCTTACTTGAAAAATTTTCTGTAAGCTTCAAGTTGCTCTTTAGACTTAAAGAACAACTCAGGAACGAAAACGCTTTCTTTCCAAGGCGTTGGGTCAGGATACATGTACATAAGCCACTTTCTATAAACGAATTCTAAAAATTTTCTGCTGGCAAATTTTTCAGCCATGTCTTCAGAATGTCCTGTTCCGTCTTTGCCGGCTTTAGCGACTATCTCTGAGTCCATAGCTGCCCAATAAGCTTGAGCTATAAAGTTTTCTGGACTCTTATCTTCAGTGTCAAAATAGTTTTTCCAACAAGCTATAACTATTTTTCTTTTTGAAGCTTTTGAAAATATGGAGTTTGGAGCGTCTAAAACCCCATCGTCTTTTTTGCTGGAATTAAAATCCAAACCAAAATACTTATACAAATCTGTGAGACCGTCTGGGTGAGCCGGAGAAAAGAACCATCTAGGGTCAATGATTAGACCAGCCAACAAAGCGCAAGATTGATGATCTATACCAGGCACGAATGACGCTATCTCGTGCAAAGGGTGTCGGCTGTACAACAACTTAACTTTTTCAGAAACTTTTGACAAATCCTCTGAAGTCATCATGTTAGTAAGAGTGTAAATATAAAACTCATCCTGTGAAACTTCGTGGAAACCTCCGGCAGAAGCGGCGTACTGCCATCTACGCATGTTCAATAAAACGTTTTCAGGAGAGTAGTTAGGCAAGTTGATGTATTCAACTTTTGGACTGCACACCTGCAATTTGCCTAGCTTTTTTACTCTTTTACGTATGTACAAGTTGTAAATCAATTCTGAATTTTTATGGTCTCCGCAAGTCATTACGGTGTCGCAGGACTTTAAAAGCTTGCTTGTGTTGCAAAATTCAGAAGCTTTACGGTCTGAACACTCAGGCATACCTTTCTTGTTTATATACCAGACTGTTCCTTGATAATCTGTGTAGAGTTTGAGCGCTGTAGTTTCTTCCACCTTGTCGCTCATGGTGTTCTCCAGGCTCAACCTAGGTCTATGGTGTTATTAAACAGGTGGCTTATTCCTTTCTCGTGGCTAACCACGATAATTTGAATGTCGTTAGCTGCGGAAAACTCTTTTAGCCTTTCAAAAGCCATCTCCATAGCGTGCAAGTTTATCTCGTCAAGACCCACTGTTGGCTCGTCTAGGCAGAGCAGCCCAAGATTTGAAGCAAAAGTCGCGTTGACTGCAAGCCTGAAGGCTATAGTCAATATTATCTTTTGACCTCCTGAAAGCCTGCTGGCAGAAATCTTAAAGTCTCTAAACTTGGCTTCAAATCCTAAGTTTGCGTCTAGCTCTATTGTAAAGGGTAAACCGATATAACTCAAAGTATTGTTTAACTCAATTACCACCCTTTCCATGTGCTTTCTGGATATGGCCATGGGAAGAGCGTCGTGCTTGAAAACCTTCTTTAGTCGGTCAAGACGGCTGTTCCAACTTACTTGCCTTTCAGCCATCTGCCTTTCTAGATTAGCGTTTGATATTTTTTCTTTTATGCTCTTAACCTCAGCGGCCATGGTGGCGTGTTCCAGCCTGGCGTCTCCTACTTTTAGCTTTTCAGCTTTAAAAAATTCCAGCTCCGTTTCAAGGTCTGCGAGTTTGTTTTCGTCAACTCTTTCATAATTTTTTTGCAGCTCTAGATCTTTTTCTATTTCAGCAGACTGTTGCTCTATTCCGCTGAGTAAACCTTTTATTGTTAAATTAGTTTCGTTAATAGCCTTGTTTATTGCTTCTATTTCTTTATTCAAAACCTGAGCTTCTGAAATTATTTTCTTAGAGTCTTCCATGGATATGGAAGGAATAGAAACTTCAATCAACTTTGATTTTTCAAAGTTAAGTTGATTAAGTCTGTCGTCATAAGTTTTCTTCCAAACAAGATAAGAGTTCATGCTCTTGTCAAAAGACATGGTTACTCTAAGCGCGTCTGTAAGCGCGTCTACCTGAGGGGATATCTGCTTTATCTGCTCTTCAGCTTCTTTTAAATTACTTGCTAAGTTTTCTGCCGGAGTGGCGCATACCGGGCATCTGCTTTTCTTGTCGTTAACGTCTATAGACTTAACCATGTTCTTGTAGAAAGCAAGATAGTATTTGAAGCTATCTAGCTTGGTATTAGCTTCATTCTCGTCCTCTATGTAATTCTCTGGCTTTTGGGGAGTAGGGTTTAAAGCTTTTTCTTTTTCAAGATTAGCTATTGCAGTACTAATCCTGTTCTTAGATCCGACGTAATTGCTGTATTTGTTCCAGAGTAATTCAGCTTGTTCAGCCTGAACCCTGAGAGCTGAGCCCTCAGAGTAAGAAGTCATCTTGGCTGCTAACTCTTCTTTTTTGTGATTTAACCTTTTCTCATGCCCTGACATTTGAGTAGTGTAGTTATCTATATAAGACAAGCGAGAAGAAATGCTAGCGGCAAGCCTGATCTTTTCTTTGCAGGCGTTGACGTCGTTGACTATTGAAATAATCTTGTCGTCAAGACTTTCTATCGTTGGGTAGTCTTCAACGACTTTTTTCAAAGTTTCTAAACTGGCCTGCTTGTCTGCCAGCTCTTTTTCTAAGTCTGTTTTGTTATAACTAAAATTTAAAATAGCGGCTTTGTAATCGCTTTTACCTATTTGCTCACATACGTTGTTTAGCTGGTCTATTCTAAAAAGTTTTTGGAAAGCGCTAATACGTTTAGCCGGGGTTAGGTTAAAGGGGCCAAAATGATCCCACTGCTCTACAAAGCAATACTGGTCAAGTATCACCTCGTCGACGTCCAGAACTTCAAGCAATTTCTTTTTGAACTCTGCCTCAGACGTGTAAGTGTTTCCAGCCAGGGTCAGTTCTCTTTTTGATGGGTCTATCCATCTAACAATCTTGATGTCTTCTGAACCGTGGGATAGCTGAAGCTCAACTGAGCATTCTTTTCCAGCTATCCTGTTAATGCTAACGTTGTCGGACAAAACGCCCGCGTTTCTTGAGAAGTTTCCAGTTATTCCGCCGTATATCGCAGTAAGTATGTTGGACTTTCCTGAGCCGTTAGGACCTACTATCGCGTTTAGTCCTTTCTCGAAAGTTATAGTCTTATCCGTATGTTGACAAAAATTTGAAAGCTTGACGCTCTTGATGAACATGATCAATCCTTTCCTTCAATGGCCAAATGCTCTTCTTTCATTGACGTCAATTCTAGGGAAACGTTTTCAGATCCGTACACCCTTATTACGTCTTTATAGGTATTGGGGTCGTCAGTGAATTTGCTTACGCACTCGGCTATGTCTATAGCCGCCATTTCACCTCTACCGTTTGGATCAGATACCATACGCTCGTGATCAAAGTCTGTCGATACTAGTTCATAGACCCAATCGCCCAGCTTGTCAGCCAGCAAAGAATGGCAATTCGGTAAATTTCTATTGTATTTTATTTTGATCAAAGGCTTAGTGATGCCTTCAGGCAAATCTTTAATAGGCCAGTTATCCAATACGACTTGCAGGTTTCTATCCAAAAACATCTGTAGTGATTCATGGTCTTCTATGGACTCAGAAAAACACGGCCTAGTTTTCAAGCTATATTTTGTTATAGACAAATCATCGTTTAAAATAATCACAAACTTTCTTGGGTTTTCGTCATGGCTTTGCATACAAGTAGAGCCGGTAGAAAGAACCCTGACTTTGCCGAAGTTACTATCAACATACCTGTGGTAATCTCCTGTGTATAAAATTTTGCAGAACTTAACAGCGTCCAAAGAAAACTCGCTGCTTGTATTTATAGTGAAGTCTTTCCAGACTTGGTGAGTTATAAACAAATCAAAAGTACCGTGATTCTGAGCGTACGCGTGCGCACTTTCAAGACAATCAACAAAATAGCTAGGCTTAGCTATATCCATGGCACAGCAACGTAAGCCGTTTATTTCTATAGGAGAAACAGCTCCGTAAGAATCAAAGCTGTGTATGTTTACGGCGTTATCAAACAACGTCATCCAAGGCGGGTCAGAGAGCTCATGCTGGCCTTGAATGAAATAAACTTTTTGCCCAGCACTTGCCAATTTACGCATTTCATGTAAACAAATACTTACGCTTAAGCTGTCTGGAGTTTTGTTGTCAAACAAATCTCCAGCTGCTACAAGCGGAACTTCAAGGGATACAGCTAGATCTACGATTTGCTGCAGAGAGTAATACGCGTCTCCTCTAATAGCCGGATACTTCTTCCAAGCCGCTGGAAGAAGGTGCCAATCTGAAGAAAGGACGGCTATAGGTTTTGACGGCATGTTTCTCTCCTTGAAAACAAGAATGTTAGTGTCTAGAGTATAGCCAGTCAACCAGGAAAGGAGACCTTCATGTTAGTTTTATCTAGAAAGCCCAACCAGGTTATCAGGATTGGGGACAACATCTCAATAACCATCGTGAAAGTAGATGGGTTGAAAGTAAGTATAGGAATAGAAGCTCCAAGGGAAATCCCAGTGATGAGAGAAGAGTTGATAAAGGACGGAGTTTTTACTAAGCCTAACAACAACAAAAAGGACTAAGTCATGGCTGACAAGACTTGCATTTTGATTTTAAACACTCCCTACTCCGGAGGCAGTGTAGTAGCAGGAATACTTAACAACCTTGGAGTTCCTGTTGGAGAAGACCCGTCAAGGGGGATCATCGACTATCACGCATGGCAGCTAAACACCATGCTTTGCGGTCAGGTGGAGAATCCAAAAATAAGTTACAGCGCGCCTAGAAATTCTCAAGGGTCTATAAAGTATTATCTCACTGAAAAAAAAGAAACAATGTGGGGAGCGTGCGATGTAAGATTTTGCATGACTGCTCCTGACTACATGGACGCAGCTGAGGCTGTAGGGGTAGAGCTGCTAGTAATAATTCCAGTAAGAACTCCGCACCACAGCGTGTTAAACATGCTTAAAGCTGAAAAAGATTTAAGGATGGAAAGAGCAGCTGATCTTTTTGGCAGGTATTCTACTGCCAGGTCTATGAACACTGAAAGATTTTTGTTGTTGAACAAAGACAACAAAGAAAAAGTTTTGTACGTAAGTTTTGAACAGATGATTGAAAACCCTAAAGAAGTTGTAGACTCTATAGTTTCTTTTTTGAAACTAGAGCCCAGCCAAGAACAAAAAGACGCAGCTACAGCGTCTGTGAAGAAGAGCTAAGTATTTTAAGAATGGTGGAGGTTGTACTCTTGCCCTCAGTCATGGGGACAAGTTTTACATCTCCACCATTCTTTTTTGTTTCAGCTGCTCCAGGTATGTCACAGCCCGCGTACTCTGAACCTTTTACAAGATAAGAAGGTTTAATTCCTGAAATCAGAGGAACAAGCTGGTCTTGTTCAAAAGGAACAACAGCGTCAACCACGGACAAAGAAGCAAGAAGCCTCAATCGCAAAGACAAAGGATTAAAAGGCCTTCCATCGCCTTTAAGCTGTTTTATGCTTTCATCTGTGTTTACTGCGACTATAAGGCTGCCGCCTAGGCTCTTGGCTTCTTCTAAAAGACTTATGTGTCCGTCATGTAGTATGTCAAAGCATCCGTTAGTAAACACTATTGGATTTTGAACAGTCTTGTTAGCCCTGGCCCAAGACACAGCCTGTTGTACTGTAAGTATTTTAGACTCTGATTTTTTAGGAACACAGTCGTGTGTTTCTGCGCATATAGCGGCTATCTCATCAACGCTTACTACAGAAGTATTTTCTTTTGTGACGGCAACGCTGGAAGCGGCATTAGCGTAAGCTACCGAAGTTTTAATTGGATAGTTACATTTCAAAGCAGAAGCCAGAGCCGAAACAAAAACGTCTCCAGCGCCAGTTACGTTAGCGGGCCTTTTAGTTAAAGCTTTTATGCTGGAGCACTCACCGCTAAATCTGTCATAGTAAGAACAACCGTGCTGTGATCTAGTTATTACTATAAGAGGTAAACTGGGCATAAGCCTAGACAAAGCCAAGGTCAAAGATTCACAATACGCGTCATCTCCAAGTAAGTCTGGAGAGTAGTTTATTTTTAGTATTTGACAGGCTTCTTTAAAATTAGGAGTTATGCAAAAGCATTCAGACCACAGTCTGGCTGTATTCGGCTTAGCGTCAACAAAAACTTTTATACCTTTTAAAGCGCAGACCCTTTGCAAACCTTCGGCCAAAGCTGACGATATAGTTTTTTTGTTGTAGTCTGACACAACCAAACAATCAAAGTTTGCCGCTTGGCTTTTAAACCTATTAAAAAGAGTTTCAGTTAAATTTTTGTAATCAGAAGAAGTAGATATATCTTTTTCTAAATCAAATCTAAATAGATGATGCTGCCAGGATACTATCCTTGTTTTAACAGGTGTGTTCCAGTCAGATAACTTGACCAAGTCACTCTTGACGCCAACAGAAGAAAGATGGTCTTCCAGGTAAGAGCCTTCTTGATCTTTTCCAACTGCCGAAAAAAGAGTTACGTTTTCACCCAGCTCTTTTAAGCAAGCTGCTACGTGCGCCGCGCCTCCTGGGCACTGGCTTTGCCTGTTTATCAAGGCTAGCGGTACCGGGGCTTCTGGAGATATCCTGGAGACTTCTCCAAAAAGATACCTGTCCAACATCACATCCCCGATAACCGCTACGCCTTTAAAAGACATCGTGCACCTCACTGACCTGAATCTATATTTGAATGGTTTTTAACAGGTCTTGGATTTCTTTCCTTGGAGTTAGTCTCGTTGCAAGGGCCACAAACTCTGTTGGTTAACTTATTGACCGACTTGAATACCTTGCCGCACTTTATACAAGGTCTGTTGCCGGGTCTATCGTCAGGGTAATAACCAGCCATAGGTACCTCAAGTTAAATCTAAAACGTCATCGTCTGTGTCACTCTGATCGTCTTCATCTTGTTTTGATGAAAACATCCTTCCTCCCAGTCCTTCTTTTCTTTTTCTATTTTTACAAAATTTAAGAAGCAAGTCCTCAGCGTCTTCGGTGCTCTTAAACTCCATAAGAGTAAAAGTAACAGAAGAGTCAGAAATAGCTTTAGCATAAGGCTCTGTAAGAGGGTCGCAACGTCCTAGCTGCCACCTAGACGTGAATATCTCTAAAACGTCAATCGCCTCTTCATAAGAGTAAGAAGCGTCGTCCAAAGGGAAGGACTTTAATTTTATATATTGGAAAACAGGTTTATCGTCATTTACGCGCTGATAGCTGACAGGCAAATCTTGGTCAGAGGGTAAATAGGGTATGTGAGGAACTACTACTTTGAACCTTACGCCTTCTTCTTTTATTTTTGGCATGTTTAACCTCTATGCGCGCATATCTCAATAATAAAAATAATACACGCGTTTGGCGTGCTTGCAACACGCCAAACGCAAAAATCACAAGTAAAAAGAACCAAAAGTAAAAAAGTACTTTGACTTCTTAGGCCTATGTCTTATGAGGTCAGACATAAACTTTGAAGAGTAAGCTGGAGAAAGGCAACCGTAAGGATAAGATATTTGCGATGCTACCTTAACAAATGCGGATCTACCTTTAAAAACAAGTTTGTTACTATAACTAAAATCAATTGCTTTGCTGGTGTGCAGAACTATTTTAGTTACAACAAACGCTTTGTTTTCTGACGGAAAAGCGTAACACAAGCACGCTCCGCCCTCTATGCCAACCCTCCTTTTCAGTCTAGATACTGCCTTATTGGCTTCGGCGGTTTTCAGAGACAGTAGCTCTGAAGCCTCCTTGCCATTACATGAAGTCTCAAATCTTTCCGTAATTACATAAAATAAACTTTCTGGATTAAGAGCAGCTGCTCTCTTGGCTTTACGATATATCTTTTGGGTATACCTTCTAGACCAACACCATGGACACATAAAACTAAGTTTACAACTTTTAGGGCTATAGCTTCCAGAGGAGAAAGAACCAACACTAGGAGGGCAGTTTCTAAGATATTGCATTCTAGATTCAACACCCATTCCCAAAATGGTTTTGTCTATTCTCCTAAGGTCTTCTAGCTTAAGCCGCCAAAACCTTACAAACTTTTTTGTTTTGTTTTTTATTTTTTCAAAGTCAAAAACGCTAAGTCTAAAAAGGCTCTGGATCAAACACCTGGTAAGCCTAGTCTTGTTGAGACTAGTTATTTTAAAACGTACGTCCATTACCAGGTATTAGCCGTTAAGTCTTCTAAGTCATATTTATCAATCATAAAACTTACAGCCTCGCTTGGAGTCATCTTACAATTAAAGTACTTCATTGATACCTCGACGTCACCACAAGCGTCATTCCAATCTATTCCGCATCTTTTTTTTAACTCTGCATCAAATTTTTTAAACCAAGATTCGTAAGTATCTGCGGCGACCACGCGACTGCTCCATTGAAAAAAAGTAACTAAAATAACAGTCATAACAAAAGAAGCAACAGAAAGCAGTAATACTCGCATGTTACACCTTGTTGTATGCTGTTTTTAAATACAATATTTAATTTTTTAATAAAACAAACGGATAAGCTCTCACTTGTTAAACCAGCACTTTCCGCAACCGTTGCATCGCGCTAGCCCGTCTACGTCGTCGTCTTCAAATACTTCAGACGTGGAGCAGTAAGGACAGGTGTCGTCAAACTCAACGGCACTTTGCGCTGAAATAGCTTCTTGATCAGAAATCATTTTTCCTACGGCTTTTAAAATAGTGGTTAAGGCGTTTATTTTTTCTTTTAAATGTTGGTTTTCTTTTTCCAATTCCTCTATCCGCGCATCAATCATGCTGTTACTCCTCTTTGTTTGAATCCGGCCCTTTAGGCTTAAACCCAAGAGCTTCTGTAACCCACTTATCGGGAACCCAGCATCTTAGGCCGTATCCTGGATCGTACCAGTGCCCGCAGTTTTTCTGAACTGCCAGCCTTAGCTTTTTCAACTTGTCAGCATTGTCGTGAGCTATGTCTTGAAACGACAACACCAGAGACTCAAGAGCCTTTATCCTTTCGTCGTCTGTCAAAACTTTACTCCCCTGGTTCGACGTGTACTTACTTCCCGTAATACTGAAAAAGAACAGCATTACAGTAGCAATGAACTGCACCGACGGTCATTCCTGTGTCGTGGCAGTGGTGTAAATGGACCGGATACTTTAGAAAACCTTTTGGAAAAATCTTGAGGTTTATTTGTTTTTCCATTACTTCAAAAGAAGCTGGACCGTCTAAAGCCTCCCCGCAGTGACTGCACCTGCCTTCTTGAAGTAGAACATACTCTTCTCTAACTTTTTTTCTTTGCACTCTGCTTAATATCGTATAGTCAACTGGAAGATCCATAATTAACCTACTTCTCCCGGAAGTTCACCGATTGGTCGCCAATGCGATATAGCCCGGAGTGGCCATCTTCCATTCCAATGCAGAACCATGAGTTCAGCCCCACCGTAAAATTCGTGCCGCTGAACAAGGTAATTGCCGTGCCCTGTCGGCGGTTCGCCCCACGCATCACGCCAGCGAAGCAAATCTTCCAGATTCCTGCACTTCTGACATTTCCCAAGCTGGTTAAGTGCCTCGGTTATTTCTTCCTCTGTTTCATCTCCCGGCCACTTGCCGATAATCCGGCCTATTGGCGTGTCACTCATCACTCCCCTCCTTCGCCCGGCAGCGGGCCGATTGGTCGCCAGTAATCCACCGGCTTAATTTCCCAACGGTCATTTTCCCAGTAATTATCCGACCATGATACAATATTATTTCGACAGGTGGCTACTATATATCGGCCTTCAAGGGTAGGCGGCTCGGTGTGAGCATTCCGCCAGCGATTCAGGTCTTCCAGTTTTACGAGTTGCTCCAGCAGTCTGGAGTTTTCCCATATAAGGTTTTTGAACATCCTTTCCCAGTAGAAAGCTGGGTCATTGTCATCCTCACTCATCACTCACCTCCTTCGCCCGGCAGCGGGCCGATTGGTCGCCAGTATGGAACCGTAAAACCGATTGGCCACTTGCCTTTCCAGTAAGTGGCGTGGATGCTTGTGCAACCATCGAAGTCGTTATTTATCACAAGGTAGATGCCTTCCTCCGTTGGCGATTCACCATACGCGTCACGCCAGCGGAGCTGTTCACGCAGCTTGGCGTTCTCCGACTCAAGCTCAGCAATTTTCTCGTCCGCTTCGCACAACTGGTCGAGCCAGTCCACATCACGGTCGCCCATTGCATCCTCCCGCTGAACGCCCAGCCAGTCGCAAAGACTAGCTGGGCACAAACAACCGTTTAGCCACCAACTCTGCCGTTGTACCAAGCAGTCACAACCGACATCGCTGCCTTAATAGCAGCCTCAGCAACAGCGTCTGGAACATCGTAAAACTTGATGTTTTTGCCATCTTCGCCAGAAATCGCACCAACTTGCAGGGATGCCTTGTTGTCCTTGAACGAAAGGTACTTCAAGTACCCGTACCTGCTGCTGTCGCCGTTTGGCTCAGCAGCTAGTACAGGCATCCTCTGGTGGCTGTCGGAATAAGCACAGCACGAACTAGTCCAGAAACCCGGAACACTCTTATCGTCAGTCATGTTGTCACCTCGTAGCATTCCATCTCTCTGGAGTCACACCACAGAACGGCAGGTGTCGCCGTGGTTCACTCGCCTCCCGGCAGCGGGCCGATTGGTCGCCAGTAATCCACCGGCTTAATTTCCCAACGGTCATTTTCCCAGTAATTATCCGACCATGATACAATATTATTTCGACAGGTGGCTACTATATATCGGCCTTCAAGGGTAGGCGGCTCGGTGTGAGCATTCCGCCAGCGATTCAGGTCTTCCAGTTTTACGAGTTGCTCCAGCAGTCTGGAGTTTTCCCATATAAGGTTTTTGAACATCCTTTCCCAGTAGAAAGCTGGGTCATTGTCATCCTCACTCATCACTCCCCTCCTTCGCCCGGCAACGGGCCGATTGGTCGCCAGTAGTAAGATTTTCGGGATAAGGCAAACTAGGGTCCCAAGACCCGTAAGCCCAATACCCTACAACTTTACCGTTCTCGTCCAAGGCAGCCATCTCAGAGACCGCTCCTCCTATAGTGTCTTTAACAACAAATCTAATCTGCATAAACTTACCTCCTACCTCAGTTGCTACCAGACCTGTCCTGAACGGCAAGGCTGTCAGCAAAAGCCCACAACTCAATGTCAAAAAAAGCAGAGTCGTGTTCCTCCATCGCTTTTCTGTGCTTGGCTATAGCCGATATAAGTTCAGAGTTTTGAAGCCCAAGATACGTCACAGTTTCTACAAGGTTTTGTTTCTCCTCTTCCAAGGCGGAAACCCTTTTACGCAAACCGTCAATAACCCAGCCAGCCTCTCCGCCATCTGCGTCATAATTGTCTTTGCTCACAGACTTTCTCCTTTATAGGTTTAAAATATGTACCTGATCTGGCAGTAAGGTAGGAATAAAGAAAGTATGGACTTTAAGTTATCTACGGCTTCTGCCTTAAAATTATTCTTGTATCTAAGGTTGACCATGCCGTTTTGAGACAACTTTCTCTGTTGTATAACAGGAAGTCCAAATTTATTTTTGGACTTGTCGTTCTCGTCATCCCAGTGCCTCCAAAGGTACTTCTCTTCAGCTTGAGGATGCCATTGCATGTTTAACTCATGCAACTTTTCGTTGTGAGTTAAAAATATTACTTCAGCTTTTAGTTGCTCCTTTGCCTTAGAAGACAAAACGTCGTCGAGCTGTGTAAACAAATCCGCGTAGTCTCTTTGCCATCCTTCATAGAGTATTACGGGGCTAAGGTTTATGTGTACCTCGTACCCAGCGTCTACGAAATCGTTTATAGCGGATATTCGTTCAGCTATTGAGCTGGTACGAACATCAACTACTTTAGAAACGCTCTCAGGCATGAGGCTAAACCTAACCCTAGTTTTTAGCTGAGGGTCATACCCAAGAAGTTGCCTGTTTACAAACTTAGTGGCAAAGCTGGCTTTGCCGTTGGGGGTGCTGACAAAAGACTTGATCAAATCTTTTACGTTATCGCTTACAAGATCATCGACAGAACAATCATTGTTCTCTCCGATATCCCAAGTCCAATAAACGGGGTCACACTGGGTGTTTTCAGGCGTAAGTATTTTTGCGCCTAGCTTTTCACACTTACGCCTTATGTGCGCTATAACTTTGCATATATTAGCGAAAACGGCTATAGGGTTAGCGTAGCCTTTACGCCTAGCTACGTAACAATAAGAACAAGCCATGGCGCAGCCAGAGCTGTGAGACGGGGCGATCCAGTCCGTAGACCTGGAGTTGGGCCTAGAAGCTATAGCAGTCTTTACGCCAAGAACAAGAGTTTGAGCTTTTGTCTTGTTCCACTCTCTAACCATGTCTGGGTTATTGTTGAGTTCTTCGATACGCCAATGGCTATCTACAAGTATTTTGTTTTCTACGTCTTTGTACTTGTTGAATATTTCTTTTCCCCTAGGAAAGTTTAAAGCTTTAGCGTCATAGTAAAGGGTGTTGATATTCAAAAGGCTAGCGGCATCCATGTCAGTGTCTCCTTGTAAAAAATAAACAAAAAACAAAAGGTTGGTACTTAGCGATAAGTACCAACCTTTTGTACGTAAAAGTTTTAGTTACTGCGCCTCCTTCCGTAAACGCCTGATTTCTTCAATAAGCCTGGGTATAGCGGCTTTAGCCTCACATATGAACAACAGGTTGCTGTCATGGGTGTCAGCTGTATCCGCTAGCCTTGGAGACTGCAGCAAGGTTATCGCCACAGTCTTGGTGGAGTCCTGGTCATAGATATACCCGTCGTGTTGAAACCCTTTACCGGGGTCAACGCTTATCCAACGGGCGTTCATGCACATGTCATCGTCACCAGCCCTGGGATACCACAGGCCTGGCGTTGTCTGGTTGTGCAGCTTTTCCAAAAGAACCAAGTAATCCTCGTCCATCTTGTCTCGATGAAATTGGATGTTAACCTGGTCTGTCTCTTCTGGTGTTAACTTTAAAAAATCATTGAAGTCGCCACTGACCCAGCCTTTAGCTTCATCTTTACTAATTGGGTCGTCTACGTTGTATTCAACTTTCAAATAAAGCTTATCGTTGCTCATGCCAGACCCTTCCTGGTTCTGATTAAACCTTTTTGAAAGCCATAGAAACTTATAAAGCCCTGGAGGGACTCAAACCCTCATTTCCCCTTACGCACTGGGGGTGTCCTCGTTGCAACTATTAAACGGTGCGCACGCTTATTTGCAACAGGCCTCAATTAGACGACAGGGCGTTTTGGTTATTCTTCGGTAGCGCAGACTACCTTGCGCACCCGAAACTCAGAGCGGTACAGGCCTGTTAGCCGTTCCAAGTCCGACAGTGCTTTTTTCTCAGCATCTTCGGGGGAAGCCGCTTTTAAAAACAAAACTTTTTGAGGGTTTTGCACAAAAGGCATTCTTTGCCACACAACCTTCCATTCTAAGTCACCCATCAGGATCCTCCTAAAGCATAGAACAATACTCTGGCTTTAGACGCCATTCCATAAGCCGCCTTGCGTGATTTGAAACACGGGAAGACTTTAAGAATCGACCTGTGTGTTCAAACTCACAAGAACGGAATAAAGACCCCGCAGCTGGACCGAGGGTCTTTATTCCGTGTCTTTCAAAAAGAACTTCGCCAACATCGTCTGCGGTGCATGAACCTCTGCTTCGACATAGCTCCATGGCTATAGCTCTAGCTAGCTGAAGGGGAACAACGCTATTAGCGGCTCCGGCTCTCATTCCTGAAATTTTTAAAGATTCAGAAACGCCAGCGTCGAACATAGTCATGGTACTTACCTCACGCCAGGGTGTGCCCGTGACATGATAGTAGAAACAGCACGTCAGTCAAGCGCTCGGAAAAGTTGATTGATGGCTTCCTCAAAACCATCAGACGAAAAGTCTGACAAGATCTGCTCTTCTTTAACAGAAGGCAGGTACGTGTCTTCAGCTGGCGAAGACACAACGGCTTCTTGCTTTGGTGCCTCTGTTTTGCGGGGTCTTCCGCGCTTTCTGGTCAAAACTGGGAGTTGAGTCGGTTTTTGTTTAGGGCTCGAGGAAGGTCGTGTTTTGCAAGACCCCGTGAGGGCCGCGTGCTTTGCCATAAGCAAAGATGCGAGCATGTCGTTCATTACGATGACATTCCTAAGACGAGAACCGTTTGGCTCCCTCAAGGAATGCAGCACAGGCTCTGGAAGCATGACTCCGCTGGATTTCAAAGCATTGAACCTTTTGATGACTGCCGTCCTGGTCATGTGTAAAGCCTCCGCTACAGCCTCAATACCAAGGTCGTGGAATAATATCCAAGCCGCCGCAAAGATACCAACCGGCTTTGTCTTTTCTTTCTTATCTGGGTAATAACCAAGATAAAGACAAAGGTCTTGGTAAATCTTCTTACTCACGTTCGTCTCCTTTCAAAAAGGGGATGAAAGACCTAATCCAAAAGATAGTAGTTTATATACCCGGTATCATGTAGACCTTGTTCGTCTCTTTCTTCTTTTTAAGAAGAAAGAATACACCTAAAAAAAAATTTACTCTAAACAAGTTAACTTTCTAAACATTACTTATTTGATAAACATTAAATTAAAAAAGCATTTTTGAGTAAATTTTTTTTTGAGTATATTCTTTCTTCTATAAGAAGAAAGAAACGAACAAGGTCTACATGATACCGGGTATATCTTAACATATACTTAGTTTAAACAAAATAACCCGCGTGAAAACTTTTACGCTCTCACGCGGGCTATTGTTTGTTTACGACTCTAGAACTTCTAGAAACTTCCAGAGGACTTTCTTTAGGTCTTCGATCTCAGCGTCACCGTTCAACCTTATTGAGACGGTGTCGACAGGGCTGGCTTTGAAAGCCGAGTTATCTGCAGGAGGAAAAGCCCGCACGTAAGAAGCTGCCGAAGACCCAGGGTGAAAGATAAACGTGATCAACGTAGCAGAGTCTTCTCCGCCGGTCTTTCCGGTTGTCTGGATCCTTGCTCCTAGGACGTCTCCGTCAAAGTGCCCCTTCTTTATCAGCTGGTTTATCCGCACTGCTGGGCTCCTTCCTCTTTAAACTTTTTTGCTTTGACTTTGGTAAAGTCACGGTCATTAGTACCTCGACCTTTACTTTTAACTCTTCTACCTCCTTTTCCAGAATTATTATCCTTGCCAGCGCCGAGTGTAACCTTTCTGTCGCATCCAGAGCCAACTTGGCTGCATCCAGGTTCGTCGTTGCCATTTCTTTCCTTTATGACTACCACTTTGCTATCCGTTTCAACCCAGACAGTAGCCCCGCAAGACAGCGGTTTGTCAGGGCTGTACACAACGACAGAAGGGCCAAGTATAGCCACTTTTTTGGCGTATACGTTGGCCCCTTTTGACTTGACTGTTATTACTGGCTTACTTTCCCCTTTCTTCTTGTTTGACCTTATCACGTGCTGATTCACATGAATCTTGGTCACCACTTCAACTCCTCCTTGTCGCACTCGTCCAAAGCTTTTTCAAGCTTGTCTACCTTTTCCAAAAGAACCTCTATCGCGGCAATGGCTTCACTCCTGTAGTAGGCGTCTATAGACGGCCAGTTACCAGAATTGTCCACCTTGGCGTCTTTCAAACTTTGCAAAACTTTTTTTGGGTCTGTTCCTGCAGGCATGTGGTTCCTCCTTAAACTTTTAGCCCTACTTTACTGGCTACCTTCTCTAAGGTCTTCCAGTACTCGCCCTGCTTCTTCCTTATACTTTTGTCCACCTCCTTGCCTATCTTGTTAACTGTCCTGTCATCAAAGTCCGCGTCCTTCACGGCTGTGACAGTTTCAGTCAAGTCTTCCATGACTGTAGGGTTCGCGCCAGAAAACACGACAACCGTGAAAGCTACTTTTATTTCACGGTTGTCGTGATACACCCAGGACTTTATTCCTTTCTTATTGTGACTGGTCCTGTGCAGTCTCTGCCACTTTCCGCTTAGCACGCAATCTCCTTTTAAGTATCAAAGTTTTGTTTGTTTTTAGTACCTGTATAAGTTCTTTATAAGCTTCCCAGTCGCTGTTTTCCATACCGATAACTAGCATAAAATACTCTATCTGTTTGTTCCTTTCAAAAATGTAACTAAATGGACGAGTGGAAACGACCTGCTTTATCAAAGGCTCAGCCGTGTCATAAAAAGTTTTTAGCCTTCTCGCCACAAGAACGGTCAACGTGTGCCTTTCTCCTTGTTGTTCTGAAGTGGCTGACGCTCCATTACCTATACTCTCTTCAAACTTTTGAAGCTCTGTCTTTTTTTCTATATACTTAGATAAATTTTTTGATGCTCCTTCTATAGCTGCTTGCAAAATTCTTTCTTTAAAACCAAAACCAAAATCTTCACCATCGATCTCTGCGCAGCTATTGTCGTAAAAGCCTAAGCCGTCTCTAAGCCTTCTTTCTGCTTTTTCTAGTTCTTCTAGAACGCTTTCTCTAAACTTTGGATTCTCTTCAAACAATTTTTTTATTAAAATTCGTTCTTGCCTGTTGTTGTCTATAAACAAGTTGTGCAATAAAAATATGCTCCTCTCTCCTTCTTGCTTCAACTTGCTGTGAACCAAATACCATCTAGCGTACGCCAGCGTACTTTCTTTGTTTTCTTTTTTTCCATTTTCTGACAGCCAGGCTCTTCTGAAATAGAAAAGCATGTCATGCAACTCAGACTCTATACGGTTAATAACATTTTGTCTTTCTGTCTTGTAATTTTCAGGGACAGAGCAGCTGACTATTTTTTCTATGACTGAGTCCAAAATATTCTTGTCAAAGAAAAGAAAAACTTGGATAACCAAATGACTAAACACACAGCTGTGCCTAGTCTTTTCTATGTAGTTAAACAACGTGTTAAATTGTGCAAGAAAACTTGACCTGTCATCGTCGTTTTCTTTTACCCAAGCATATTTATCTAAAGCCTCTTTTAACTCCTGCAGCTTTTCTTCAATAACCTGGTTTTGAAATTTAACTAAAACATTTGGTCTTATGCAATCAACACAGGTTATTAAAATTTTTAGTCCTTCTATGTCGATGTGGTTTTCTATTCCAAAAATTTCTCTTATTGCTTTTTCATCTCCAATCACTCCTTTGTTGTGAAGGTATTTATGCACATCCGACGTAGTTATACCTCTGTATTTATACTCAAATCGACTATAGAAAAATTGTTTTATAAGAGACTCAAGGCCTGGCCATCTTTCTTTTATTACGTCTATGCCATATTCCACGGCCCCGCTTTCAAACTTTAAGATTACTTCTTCTATCTCCTCTAAACGACTTCCTGTTTTTTTGGCGTACTCTGTAGCCGCTTTTATAAGAGGCCAAGGAACGTCAAATACAGTTTCGTTTTTATCCATAACTTCCTTTATTCTTTTTACTATCTCTTCTTTTATGGCGTTTGACCCTTCTTTACCCATTCTTCTTAAAACAAATTGATACAAACCTCTTGGTAGGTATTCATTCCTGTTTTCTTCTGTTGCCTTTGTCATACCTAAGAGCCTTAGAAAATCTTCTCCAGACATGATCATATTTTCAATAAACGTTTCAAACTCAAATATCCCCATTTCTTCAAATTTTTCTTCCATTACCTCCTTGGGTTTTTGCGCCTTCTCAAGCTTTTCCAGAAACTCCATACCCTGGCTTGTTATCTCCAACATGGCTCACTCTCCTTTTTTGAATTTGACCAGGTGCCTGGCGTAAACTTCCGCCAGGCTAACACGACCAGACGCCACTATCATTTTCTCTACGTACTCTGTTCCTCCTTTTGTGGCTTTGATGAATTTTTCAATTGTCCAACCAAATTGCCAGCGATAGAAAGCTGTACAATTATCAGCTTTCATGGCCTGGACCATCCAAAAGAAACATTCTTCTTTGTTTTCTTCTTTTATGTCGTGACCTTCCGCTATAAGATCAAACAAAGTTGACATAAAAGCATAAGGATGTTTTTCTAGTTCATCCCTGTACTCTTGCCAGTTTCCTTCTTTGCAATTTTCTTCATACCTTCCATAAAGCCACTCGTTAGTCAAAGAGTTGCTTCTAGGTATTTCTATCTCTCTCCCTTCTTCCCTAGCTTTTAGAATTTTATTCTTCCTAATAGCTTCTTCTTTTAAACCTTTTATAAGAACAGTCTCTATCCTTTCATTAGGCTTTCTTATAACTTTTACGTAATAAAAAAGAATTGCGGCTATTTTTTTGTCATAAACTTTGTCTTCATGATTTCTATAGCTTTCTAGATTTAAGCTAAGAACTATTGTTTCTAAAACACTTAGAAACTTGTTTTTAGCTTCGACGCTATTAATCGACTCAACGTAATCTTCCAAAAACTCTAGTATAATTTCAGCGGCTTCTAGCTCGTTTATCTGTAGATTATTATTCCTAACCTCCAGTTGCTTACTTAAAAACAGCTCTGTTGTCCTTACAAGCTCTGCTTCTAACTCCTCCCATCTATCTTCATTTTCTGAGTTCTCGTCGGCATGTTTAAGAACCGAAGTGTATCGCGTGGCGTGCGCTACTGTACTCTTAAACGCTGTTTTATTATGAAACATTACTTCATAGTCAATTTCTCTAAGCTCTTTTATGATGAGGTCTTCTACAGGCTTAAACCTTTTATGCAAGATATAATTTGCATAGTCTGTAGCTATGTTTATAGACGTCAGAATTAATTCTTCGTAATGCGGATTTCCTACATAACTTCTGTTTTTATGGATTCGTCTATAGGCTTCGTACGCTGACATGCCCTTGTCTGGTTTTTTAGCTTTAAATCTGCTTTCTCCTTCTTTGACAGCAACTTTTGGTTTGTACTTTTTAGCCTTATCTATGATCTGAGCCGCCTCGATCATCTTGTCAGCTACGTCTGTCATTTCTTGCTCCTGTCCTTGGTTAGTTCAAACTCAATCCTTGCCTTGATCTTGTCTACAACTTTTGAGATAGTCTCGGCATTTGGTGACTCATCTCCTTTAGGGCTTTCTCCTGGAATGACCCCAAGCTCTCTTAAGATCGACATGCAAAAATTCAAATCGTAATAGAGCTCAAAAAGATACTTGTCAGTCTTGCCTGACCCTATAGTTCTTCTTAGATACACCTCCTTCAATCTTTCTCTTATGTTTGCCAGCCGTTTGAACGGGTCTTTTATGTGATTACGACCTATCGCCATCTTCGCTCCTCCACCAAAAAGGTTTTTCCCTGCCCTTCCAAGAAGCTATATTTTTCTTTCCTCCTATGTAATAAGCCCTGTATGCCTCTATTACACTTTCCCTTTTGTACTCGTCAGGCATAGCCTGAGGAGGTTCGGAGAAAGGGAACTCCGGAAGAAGAACCGACTGCTTTTTGCAATCGTCTAGCACTTCTAAACACTTGTGTGTTTTTCCGTACCTGTATTGGTACTCAGAACACAAAGAAAACCCGAGAGCCACCAACCAATTAAAATTGGCCTGTGACTCTCGGGTCCATAAATTGCACGGATGGTTCTTATGAGCTTTTTTGTAGAGGGGCTTACCGCCGTGATACCACAGCGCCGTGCAAAGCAACTGCGCGGTTTCAAGCGGCATCTTGACTACATGTTTATCAAGATGCCACTTGGCGCATTCCTCTACGTCATAAGAAAGAACGAATATATTCATTCGTCTGTCGGCTTCATCTTCTCCTCCATGGTCTTCAAATACACCATCACAAATTCGTCAACCACTTGAGTGCTGTCAGAACCCTCGTATTTCTCCTTCATTCTCTTAAGCGTCTTAATCGCTTCGTCTCTGAGCTGCTCGTATGTCACAACCACTGTCAGCTTGACCATATAAACTCTCCTAGTCGCAACTAAGCCAACGATCCAGAACCAAAACAAAATTGTTGTTAGAGTCTTTCTTGTCCATAGCCTCGGACATGTATCCGCATGGCGGATACCAGCTCAAGAAAGCTTCTTTTATTTTCTCTTTGTTTTCTTCTACTCCTTGTCCCTGCATGGAAACTGTCGACTTTGAGCTGTCTCTGTACTCAAAAACCTTCCAGTCTTTTGTTTCTTCCGGCGTGAAAATTTCGTTGAGATACCCAAGGCTTTTCAACTGTATAGGTAAACCCATGACTCTTTCCTTTCTTAAAACAACTCTGGAAAATTAGCCTTGAGCGTGTCGTCTGATACACTTTCAAGTCTGTCAGTTCCAACTAAGAAATCTTCCATCTTGTCTTCTGAAAGTTCTATTCCTGGCACCAACCTTTCTGTTTCAGAAATCTTTCTCCAACATTTTTGTTTTGCCTCTAGCGCTTCTCTTAATAATCGAAGCTTCTCTTGGGACATACGATAAAAACCCTCCTGGGAAACTGTAGTAAAATTTGCTGCAGCCAAGTGCGGTCATCATCTTGGTGCAAGCAGCACAGGGCTTGCTTATTCGCAAATCCCCTTGTTTGTTCATCCTCACGTTCACTATTTGAAAAGGAGGTTTAACTGGAGACTTTCTATAAGCCGCCAGTTCTGAGTGCCACTTAGGTCTAAACCCTTTGTCCCAGTTTCGGTGATACCCGTAATGCCTGGGAGGTTCTTTCTTTGAGTTGGTTGCCCAACTTACCAAAACACCGTCTTTTATTACGAAACTGTAATGCGGGAAATTTTTTAGCTCTGGATGCTTACTTAATTTTTTTAAACAAGTAGACAGTATCTTATCCACAAGTTTCTTCTTCATAGCGTTCCTTTCTTTAAACACAAACTTAGCTAGGTTAAATCGCTTGTCTTTTTTGAAAAAAGTCAAGTGATTGGCTTTGCTAAGAAGTTTAGTAAAGAAAAGTTAACTAACTTGTTTTTAAATTTTTGTATAAAAAATTTACAAAAATTATAGCAAATGCCAAATCGCTTGACTTTTTTAAAAAAAGTCAAGCGATTTGAACTCATACAACTTTGCGTGACAGCGTGACAAACTTATTGTATTAACACGGTTATACTAAAGTCGTTAGCAGCGTTAATTAGCCTGTTAAGCATGTTAGACCAGTTCCAATCGTACTGACCTATTGTCCTTTCGGCCTTGTTTATTACAATTGTTCCGCAGTCTTCCTTAACTGCCCAGTCTACCAATCTTCTTACCCAAGCCTTGTTGTAGTCTTCTATCACCCTTTCTCGGTTTAAAGTATTCCTGTCTCGTACAGCTTGGTGCCTAAGCCAGGCTCTCCTGTGTCCCCAAGGTCTTGTCTTACTACCGCAGGCTGACACCCTCTTGTCTAAAGCTTTAGACCTTTGTTGATGCTGAGCCAGCCAGGCCAGCACAGCCTCCTGGTCTATGAGTAAAGGCTTTATTTTTTTCTCTCCTTTCATTTCAGTCTTCGCTGAAATTAAATACTGTTTATTAGTTTCTAGCTTGTTGTTTATATCTATTCTTAAAGTGTTAGGCCTTTCTGTTGTATCCTTTTTGTTTCGCTCATAGGCTATTCTTAAACAAAGCTGGTCAGGCTTTGAATCCTTTCTCTTGTAATTTATGTCCACAGACAAAAACTTGTACTCTGGGTTCTCCTGGTTCCAACCTTCTTTTATTTTCCTCCATACCGCGTTCCTCATGCCGTCAAGGTTGCCTATTTTGAAAGCAACCTCTCCAACGTCTTTACGCCAAGACAAAGTCAAAGTCCTTTTTACGAAAGCTTTTTTCTTCAAATGAGCCGCGAACATTGTTATTGGTACTCTCTCCATCCTAGGCTCTTTTCTAACGGCCTGAAGATGCAGAAAATTTCTTTTAGCGTTATAGACCGGATCGCCGGATTTATAAGCTTTTGTCACCTTTTCCCTGACGTCATCAAACAGAAGCGATTTGGCGTTTCCAGCGTACAAGTCTTCAAGAACTACGCTCCTGAGCTCGTACATAGTCATTCCGGACTTTCCTCCAAACAGGGATTTTAAAGTATCACTTGTAGCTTCCTTGTTTGGCACAAGGACTATGTTAGTGTCATCTCCGTTGGAGACGTGCCGTATAGTAGCTCCCGACAGCAGAGCTTGACCGTATATGGCTGACACTTTCTTGCATACTTTTCTGTGGTCATCTATTGAAGTTATGACTCTTCTTTTAAGAGCGCGCTCAGCCTCAATTATTTCTTCCTTTGTGGCTTTATCGTCCACTTCAGGAACTACAAAAACATCGAGGCCGAGCGTCAAAATTACCTTGTTGCTGACAACTGTCTCAGTAGCCATTGGAATCCTTTCAGTCAGTTACAGCCTTGAACCATAAGACCCCGGCTATTGCGATGGTCAAGGCTATCCATCCTTGCCACCCTATGCTCTTTTCTTGCAGCATCGCCGGTATTACTGCATATAGAGCTACGATTATTATGTCCCACGCCATCGAGAAGGCGATTATCTTATCCGTGTCGTTCATTGTCTTTACAGTGAAGACCCAGAGAAGAGAGGACATAATACTTACAGACATGCTGATAGGAAGAAAAAAGTTAGAGTCTCGAATCTCTTGTTTGTAAGTAGCCATTGAAGCAATGGAGTATATCAAAGTAACCATCAATAAACTCACTATTGCTACCACAGCGCCTCCCAGCTTTTAAAAAGCAAAGGCTCGAAGCGAGCCCTTACTGATTCTAAACTGAGTGGCCTTCCAACTCTATAGCTACGATCTGCTCAACTTTTCTAAGAGCCTCAGTCCTTACCCCGGCTTTTCTTGCCTGATCAGCAAGCTCTTTTGCTGTCTTAAGCAAATCGACCATTTGATCAGAAATATTTTCCATAACGCCTACAGACTCTTCCATTCTGTCTATCAAGCTGTTGTAACTGTCGGAATATTCCTTCAGTAGCAATTTTGTTTTTATTACTTCATCCACCAAGTACTGGACTGCTTTTTCTTCAGTCACGTCCCCTTGGTTGAAAGCCTCTACAGTCTTTTTTATCTCTTCGTGCTTCTTTAAGTCTTTGGCTTTTATTTTTTCTTCCAGCCCAGGAACTCTGTAAACAATATTCCTTGCCATACTTGTCTCCTTGTAAAACAAAAACCCCAGCTGCTACTAACAGCTGGGGCATTACTCTCGGCGGGAATCGAACCCACAACCTGCGGAGTAGAAATCCGCTGCTCTATCCAGTTGAGCTACGAGAGCTTAAGCCACCGGAGGGACTCGAACCCTCAACCCCTGGTTTACAAAACCAGAGCTCTACCGTTGAGCTACAGTGGCTAATTGGACTCGGAAGGGATCGAACCTTCGACCGGACGTATATAAGACGTCTGCTCTCCCGCTGAGCTACGAGTCCTTAAAATAACGCAGGAGAGTTTAAGCTCTCCTGCGTTATCATCTGGTCAGTTAAACTGACTTAGTAACGGCAGCAGGCGTAGAACATGCCGTTGCTGCCTTGGGCAATACCCACTTCACGGGGTTGCCAGCGATTGCGGAAGCAGCAGTTCATCTCTGCTGCGTACGGCGTGGATCCGCATCCAACGCCTTCATAGCCAGAATTACCACCGAAGTGGCCAATCCTTAATAGGCTGGCCATGTGGTTGGCCACGCCTTGAGCTGTTGAAAACGTTCCAGCAGCTACTGTCCTTACTGGTCCTTGGTTAGTTCCTCCGCCTTGCCCTCCGTTCCCGCGACGGTTGAACAGTCCAAAAGGACCAGCCTGCACGGTTGAGGCAACAGTGGCGACCATGCCAGCGGCTAGGACAGTCTTCAAAATCTTACTACGCATCATGCACCTCTCTTTTTTTAAACTTACTTACCTGCAGGCACTGCGATGTCAGGACCGTGCTTTTGATGCACAGTCTTGACAGCTTCCTTTTTAGGTGAGGCTACTAGGCCTTCCTTGCCCTTTGTTACTGGACTGATTGATCCATCAGACCAGCGAAGAGCGGGCGTTCCGTCCTTCTGGACGATGATCTCAACCTTCTCCGTATGACGAGCCTCTCGGCGCTCTTTAATCCTTTCAAAAACTCCGGCTGTCGCCGTGCTACCTACTACCAAAGCCGCGCTTGCTGCCAAAACGATTCTCAACATGTCAAAACCCTTTCTTAAGAAAACAAAAACAGGAACTTCCTGTCTTACTGAAAATACGAGTTTCTGAGAAACCCGTCAGACCCTTAACCATTACTGGTTCGCCTCTCCTGGCGTTGCGTTTCATATTGAAACACTCAGGCTTAAGGGTAAGCCTTTTGATTGATACCCCTAGAGGCCTAGGTTGGCAAGGCCTCTAGGGGTTTGATGCCTTTAAGTTGCTGCAGCATCGTTCCCGGTCCTGAAACGATTCTGGTGGTTAAGTGTCCTTAAGACGGTTGGAGTTATTACCATCAGACACTTCGTATGAGGTCTCGTACCGTTCCCTCCCTACCGCAGCAAAAGCTCCGACAAAGCTTTCCTCAAAGGCCATGGGCTCCCAGGGATTCGAACCCTGAACCAAGGGATTATGAGTCCCCTGCTCTAACCGTTGAGCTAGGAGCCCTTTTATTTTTACTGCCTTTCTCTTATCCACGCACACGTGGGTGAGACGCCCTGGTGGACCTGGCCGACTATTCGTCCGTACCCCTTATCCACGCACGCGTGGGTGAGACGATGAGTTGGACAACTCCAACATTCCTCAAATCCCCCTTATCCACGCACGCGTGGGTGAGACGATGACGCGGATGAAGCTTGGCTGGAAACGGTTCCCCTTATCCACGCACGCGTGGGTGAGACCCTAAAGTCTCACCAGTCCATCCGGACATTACAGTTCGTTACGAACTGTTTAGGCTTAAGGGTAAGCCTCTAACGTATGAAGTTATAGTAACAAAGATATTTGTCAAGTTTGGTGCAACCTACTTTGTCGTATATTTTTTCTGCGAGTATTCCGTCAGCCGCATACGCGCTTTCATGAAAACGAAAGTTCTTCAAAATTTCCCAACGAATCATAAAGCAAGCCGTGTCTATTATGTTAACCCTTGGCTCAGTCACTGGCTTTAGTCTTATTTGTCCGTTCTTATGCAACTGACCCCAAACTATAAAGTTATTATTTTTTAAATGATCAGAGACCCCTTTCAGCCATTCTGGATGTACCACGTTGTCATCGTCCAAAAAATACACCCAGTCTGAGTCATCCGCCTGTAGATTTTCCATGACGTAGTTTCTAGTCATGTTTCCAAAATTTCCAGAATACGGCGACTTTACAATCTTGGCTTTTTCTACTATTACTTCTTTTTCTACTTTGGCGTCCAAGCCTATCCACCAAAGACAAGTCTCTGGTATAGATTTTTTTATTATCTCTAAGTTCTCAGGCCTAGAGCATGGTGTTATGATATGTATCATTTTATTTACTAGCCTAAATGAAGCTGCAGGGACTAAGCTAATTAAACTTAATCCCTGCAGTTCACGCTAGTCCATACTAGAACTCAGTCTGAGCGGCCTCCTCAAAATGTGACAAAGTTTTCTTGACCTGTGCTACCAGATTAAGAACTTTCTGGTTAACCTCATCCTGGGCTACTATGCCCTGTAGGATGTTAATCTTTGATTCAAGCCGATCTAGGTCTGCTTGAATCGATTCAAATTTTTTAAGCTTCTCTTCCAAAGCTATAAACTTCCGAGAAAGATTGGTGTAGTCTTGCTCGGCCTGCTCAACTTTTAGCTTGAAGTTGTTCTCAAGAACTACTAAGTTCTTTGAGTTAAACGCGCAAGCTTCTGAGAGGTCTGATAGCCTCTCCAAAGTTTCTTTGCTCTTTTTTGTTCCAAACATTAGCAGCAGCCTCCATTATTTTTGAGCATTTCCTTTTTGACCTGCACAAATTGTTTAATTTTGTTCAGGTACTGCTCGTATTCCTTCTTTCTCATTTCATTGCCTTCTCTCACGGCTCTAGGGATAACACCTCCAATACGTGAGTTGAGAAGGTTCTTCCTCCACCGAATTTGGTGCTTTGGCCATTTCAAAATCTTTGCTGCTTCAGAATATTTGAAGCCAGCTTTGAACCAAGCGTTGATGAGTTTTACCTCCCAACGCATTTCTGAGCCTCTCATCTGAGGCAAGTTTATTTTTGCCTCTACTTTCAGCTTGTAAGCTGACTTGTAAACTGACTTGTACGTAGCCTTGTACATAGGATCCTTCCCTCTCTCAATTAGTCAAGTTGAAGACGCCGGTTGGTCGTGACTTGCACCGCTGTGGTCAAGCCACTTCGATTGTTAATGAGGCGCATGGAATTGCGCAACTCATGCATATAGTTCAGTTCGACAGTTTGCGTTATGCCCGCAATCGTGTCGTTAACGTGAACTACGTCCCGAGTCTCTTCTGTGCTGATTAGCAAAGAAAAGAACTCGAAGTCCATTCGTTTACGCCCTTCAGAGGCGATAAACGTAATAGGTCTAAAGTCTTCGTCAAGAAGCATGATAAACACTTCGCCTGACGGTTTTCCCATCTCAGCGAAAATTATCGACCGGTCTCCAGATTTCTTGACGTCAACATTAAGAAGCCTGCTTTCTCCGAAACTACACAAAGTCATGTCTGGCTTTGGCAATTTCTTTTTTATGAACCTAGACTTTCCTTCAAAAGTTTTGATAGGGTCTAGCTTTTTTATTTCTTCTAGAAAACTTAATCTGCTTTCTGCAAACTTAATATCCCAATCATTATAAACATGCAGAAACTTATCAGTCGCTAGGTAAAGCTTTTTACCTGTAAAAGCAAAATCTCTTACCTCCCCTCCTTCCTCTTTGTCTAGATAAAAAGAAAGTCGGTAGCCAGACTTGCTGTTATATTTTGAGCTATACTCGTGGAAATAAATCTGGTTGTCAAACGCTACAGCCTGACTGACCCCTCCTGACTTTACACGTACTGTGTAATCAAAATTCAACATCTCTCTTTGCGTTACAGCGTAAGTAGAAGAAACTCCTTTTACGCTGTTGCCGGCTATTACTCTGTCCCTAGAGGATGTCTTAATGCTTTTAAACTCAACAACCCCGGACACTCCAGTGGTCTGGTCTGTAAAGACTGAGGCTGTTCTCAAAGTGCTGTGACCCGTTTCAGCTCCTGAAGAATCAAAGCCAATATACCTATTGTTCCAATCCCCTTCGTTGACCAGACCGGCTCCTCGAAAACATGAAGTTATAAGGGTATGGAACTCTAATTTACTTTTTGTCCATTCTTGGACATACTCTGAAGGAAACATTACTTTTGACATGTCTTTTTTTGCCACCGACATGTTAGTTGGCGACAAAAACAACAGCACCATGTCAAAACCGTCTTCAGGGTTTGTCGGCTCAACTATAGCTATAATCTGCCGGTTGTTCTCAAAATTACTGCTTTGTATCAAAGACAGTATTTTGTTCTTTAATGCTACAAAGTAATGGATCTCGCCAGTCTCTATGTTTCCAAAATGTACCCTGTTGTCTCCACGCATAGAGACAGCGCAGTTTACTTTTGGCCATGGTGAGAAAGCCTGGTAGCTCAACCGGGTCTTGTTTCCAGGACCAGGCAACTCTTTCCTAAAAACTAGAAGATTATCTAGCTTGGTGTTGCCCGTTTTAGTCTCAAATTTAATTGCTCTCATTGATCTGCTCCTTCAGAGACCTTATCCTCTCAGCCAGCTCTCCTGCCAGCTTGTCGGTTCTATACAGCATCTCTTCAAGATGCTGTACTTGATGTGACAGCATTTTAGTTGTCTGCTGGGTTATTGCCATAAGGCTACCAGGAGCTATGCTGTCTCCTTCCCGGCTAACCATAAACCCAAAACCCAAATCGTTGTTAATCGCTTTCCACGACGTTATAACTGCCACCGTGTCTAGATATTCATCAACCGAAAAAGCCGCCTCCACCGCTTGATGGATCATCTCCGCTACTTTCTGCGCCGGTAATGACATTACCACTCCCTTCTAGGTTTTCTTCAAGTATGTCCAGGAACCTTGCGGCTGTTCTTGCCGCCAGCCACCACGGCGGCATAAGCCACCATGACGGCATAAGCGGCAAACAACATAAGGTAAGCCAAAGAGAGGAGTGGTAGCTGAAGCAGAACTTACAAGTGAGTAACTCACCTAGTTTTCTGCTTAGCCACCAACTCCCCTCTTCTCGGATAAGCTCAGCCCAAGCTCTGTACCATGAAAATATTGAACCTAAAAACCAGCAGTCTATTATGGCTTTAGACCCAAAAGCACACAGAACAAAAGCTAGGGCTAACATTCTTATCCTTTCTAGACAGCGCTCTTAGCGCCGTCTCTCACATCCTGATACAGGTGCTCCCGCGATCCGACAAATATTCTTTCGTGAGACTCTGGCTCAGGGGCCAAAAGTAAATCGTACACCCTGAAGTTGTAAAGAAAAAATTCATAGCTGCACATCTTTATCCACGCGTTCTTCAACTCGTCAATAAAGCTATCCCAGCTTATCTTTTTGTCTTCTGTCAGGTCAGAGCAGATTGTAAATATATCTGCTTTTGACGCTGTTGCAAACATCTTCCGCATAAAGATGTCAGCCCAGGAGACGCGGATTTGAAAAAGATTGTCTAGGATATCTTCCGCCTCTTCCTTTTCTTTGATGGCGTTGGTGACGTGTCGGAGCATCTCGTCAACGCCAATGGTGTAAGACACCCTTGTGTTGTACTCCTTAACTGTGTCGCTAGCTTTAATCATTGCTTCCTGATTCCTTTCTTGTTGTCGTATTTTGGAACTTCTTTAGAAACGAAGTTCCCGGCCATGAAAATCATAACCCATGCCGCTAATGGAACCATTACCGGCACCCCGACTTTTGTCATGACTAAAAACAGTCCGACAAGCATCAGGTTCAATGCTGACAAACAGCCGCCCATAGACTTTCCTTGTCATGAGGGCCAAACCGTAGATTTTCCTCTGTCTGGAACAGGGAAGCCTTGGGTATAACCAATCTTCTCAGCCGACGGGAAAGGGGGGTCTAGTGGATATTCTCTAATGCGAAGTGCATTGAGATTCACTGTAGGCATGGGCCTACGATAAGTAGGCACAATACCCCGCCTCTCGAGGAATCTTTTCGGTGATTTTGATACCATGGTCAGCCTCCTGTATAATGCTTAATCGCTTAAGCTATTATACAAAATGAGGCCAAGAGAAACATCAATGATTGATCAAGCTAAACTTAGAGATCAAGTCATAGAAAAAATCGATGACATGTCTGAGCTTGATCGCTTAGAGCTGTTTCTAAAACTTGTAAAGGACGGGCACTTTCCTAACTTTGCTCCTCTTCTTCCATTAGTGCTTACCTTAGACGGAAAGCCTTACAGTTTGGAGAACCATTTTCAGTTTGAAACCTTGTTTTATACAAGGATGCCAAAGGCTATGGTTCTGAAGACTGGCCGTCAGGTGGGCAAGTCTACCGTAGGCAGCGCCCACGGCGTTATAACTTGCACGTCAATCCCTTACTTCCGCACACTCTATGTAACTCCGTTGTTTGAACAGGTGCGACGTCTTTCAAACAACTACGTTCGACCCTTTGTCGAACAGTCTCCTATCCGGAATCTTTGGATCGGAAACAGTACTGAGAACTCAGTGCTTCAGCGATCGTTCCGGAATTATTCAATGATGCAGTTTTCTTTCGCCTCTCTTGACGCCGATAGAGTGCGCGGTGTACGCGCAGACAAGATCGTCATAGACGAGGTTCAAGACATAGACCAAGACCATATCCCTATCATCAAGGAAACGATGTCAGCGTCTCCTTGGGCCTTGAGCCAATTCTCTGGAACTCCCAAAACTCCTGAGAACACTATCGAAGGATTATGGCTTATGTCTTCTCAGGCAGAGTGGTGCATACCCTGCCGAAACTGCAAGAAGTTAAATGTATCGGCAACAACCCACGATCTAGAAAAGATGATAGGCCCGTACCGAGACGACATTTCAGAAGCTAATCCTGGCACGGTTTGCGCCAAGTGCCAAAAAGTAATACACCCAAATGACGGTCGCTGGATACACAAGTACCCGGAGCGAAGGTTTAGATTCGCCGGATTCCATGTTCCGCAGCCAATCATGCATATCCACTATTCTGAACCTTCCAAATGGACAGAGCTAATAGCCAAGAGAGAAGGCTACGGCAACTACACTCCTGAAAAGTACATGAATGAAGTACTGGGAGAGAGTTGCGGAGTTGGTGTTCAGCTTGTCTCTATGGATGAACTGCAAAAAGCCTGCGTTCTAAACCATGAAAACAAACCCAAGCAACCAGAAGATTGTATGCAAGATCTTGCCAAGTACAGGTATAGAATTCTTTCTGTGGACTGGGGAGGCGGCGGAGAAGAAGGCATAAGCCTGACAGTAGCTACCGTGATGGGCATAACACCTACGGGAGTTGTACATGTCATTTGGGCCAGACGCCTAATGACTCCACACGATCACCTAGCCGAGGCTAGACAATGTCTACATTATTTCAATCTTTTTAAATGCCACTTTGTATCTCATGACTTTACAGGCGCTGGCGTCTTGAGAGAGACTCTCTTGTGCCAGGCCGGAGTAGAGTACAAGAGGCTTATACCTATAAGGTACATAAGAGCGTCTGCCGCTAAGATAATGACTCACATCAAACCTACCTCGATAAACCCCAGAAGTTTTTATCAGGTAGACAAGACACGGTCTCTTCTAACCACCTGCGCGGCTATTCGCTTGATGCGAATTAGATTTTTTAAATATGATTACAAATCCACAGACGACCCAGGCTTGATTCATGACTTCCTAGCTTTGACAGAAAGGAAAACAGAAACAAGACTGGGGTCTGACGTTTATACTATCGGGCGAAACCCTCACCTTAGTGATGACTTCGCCCAAGCAGTTAATATAGGATGCTGCGCCTTGTGGCACATGACAGGCGCTTGGCCTAACTTCAACGTTCCTGAAAAGTTTCAGCTTTCCGAGGAGGTCGAGAACCATTTACAAAACGGTTCATGGTCTCCTGTCGAGTCCGAGGACGGTCCAGGCTAGATCAAACATCTCGCTGTTCTTTTCTGCTTCTTCATAAAAGCAGTTAAAACAACAAGCGTATATAATCATTTTTTCTTTTTTTACTTTTTTTGCAGAGCTAGGAAAAATTTCTTTTTTGCAAAACGCGCAATGGCAAGGTTCTTTTGAATTTAAAAGAACATCTATTTTTGAAAACCACATTCGGAAGACTTTAACTTTCTTCCTTTTTGTTTCCATGTAGCTCATTATTCTTTCCTTCGGCAGCATCTTTCTTCTCCTCAGTCTCTATTAGTTTCTCGATAAGCCACTTGGCTTTTTTCAAGTCGATTAACTTTCCTTTCTTAGGCCACCTCCATAAGTACTTTGTTATGTTGCCCCAGATGAAACCCCTGTACTCGTCCGAGGTCATCATGTTCCTTATAGAATCAAGGCAAGTTATTCCTTCACTTCCCTTATAGTGATCTGGGTTTTCTGGCCTGCTCATATTGATATCCTCAGGATTCTGCTTTCTGTTGATTTCATTACCAGGTCCCACCACGCTGGAGAAACTGCCCAGTAATCTTTTTCTAAAGATTTGTCTATGTCAGCTCCTACGCCTTCAGAGTCTAAAGCCTGCTGAATCTCTGTACCTACAAGTATTTCAAACGTACCGTAGATTCCAGCAGAGTAAAAATTTTCTTTTTTTATTTTAATTGCCGTAGCTGACTTTATTACCGAGCCACGGACTGATTCATTTATGTAACCTGACTCAACGGCAGCAGAACATAACTTAAAGAAAGCTTTTGTTATATTTTTGTTTCTAGAGTCTTTTGAACTATAGACAATTGTTTCTCTAGCTTGTTGAATTACTTCCGAGCATACAGCTGACTCGTTTAACCATTCTTCAAATAAGCTAAAAACGGTTTCAAGCAGTGTTTCTTTTCTGTCAAACTTTAAACCGTATTTTGTTAACAACCATTTAGTAAAGGCGGGAACTATTTTACTTATTTCTTTTTCTTGTTTATGCACTAAGGCGCTTACGTTTACATGCATACAATCTAAATCTTGAGATAGCAGCATGGAAGCGGCTTCTAGTTCTGACGTTTCCATCATGTACGGTTTCTTTTCGTTACTAGCCATCCACTTTTGCAAAGACGTTTGAATGTCTTTTCTTTTTCTATAAGACAGCACTTCTGTCCACCTTACCTTTATCTTTCTATTTTTGCCGTGCCTAGCTTCTTTACAGCCAAGATACGACAAAGGTAAGTCTGCAGCGTCTGAACCTCTTCCGTAATAAAGCATTTTTCTATAGTCTTCTCGCAGAGCCGGGGCTAGCATGTTCGACAGCACGAACGCGGCCATCGCCCATATGCTTTTATTTGTTTCAATTTTAGTAGTCAAACGGTCAAAGTCTTCAGACGACATAAACAAACTAGACTGAGTGAACACATCCGTAGGTATTTCTTTTTTTACCTTAAGAAGACCATGATTCTTACATAAGTTGCCCTGAGCGTCCAAAGCCATCCTGGCAAACTGGAAAACTTTTTGATCTGAGTACCAGCCTATGGTTGAAGTTCTGTTTATTACTTTGGGGTCATTAAACTTAAGAGCTATCTCCCAGCTTTTTGACTCATAACTCTTATCGTAAAGACAAACTTTTTTAAACCGTTTCAAAACAGTACTAGCTATGAACTCCAGAATCTTGTCCTGAAGTTTTTTCTTAGGCACAAAAACCTTTACTCTTTTTTTCCTGAACCTAACATAGCCAGAATAAACTGAGTAGTTTTTGGAGAAGTTATACACTTCGTATATTTTTAAAGTTCCCTCGCATATGCAGTTGTTTCCTGACCACCAGCCCGTTTCTTTTTCTTGTATCTCTTCACCTCTCACTGTTATTGTTTTTCCTACTTGGTTCCTTATGCTTTTTAAAACACTTTTTATTTTTGGATAAACTTCTTTGTTAATAGCCTTCTCTTCTTCCAGGCTAAACTCCAACTGTCCTATGACTGATTGAGCCAAGTACAAGTTATCCTGTTCTGCCCACTTCTCGATAACGTCTATTGGCTTTATGGCATTATCAGAGGCAAACCTACACCAGCTCTTAGGACTCATCTTCCTAAAAGCCGATTCACTGGTCAAAGGATTGGGCTCGTCTATACGGACGTCTATTTTTGAATTGTGTATTGCTTTCAAAGTTTTTTGACTTACCTCTGGGTTCCAGATTACAAGTTTGTTTGATAACAATTTTAATAAAAATTTTATTTTAGTAACGTCAGATATGGCTACTAATGGAAGTATATCTTTTGAATCTCTAAAATTAGAAGCGTGCATCATCAAAGCTTTTTCTAAATTTTCCACCAAAACCAAATTACTTTCCTTGGAATACTTGATTATCGAATCAAGGAAAGACAACGAGCAGCAATCGTCGTATATTTTTCTGTGAGATAAAAACTTTCGGCTTGTTCTAAGCTGTCCGTCGACATAGCCGTAAAACACAAATTCTCTTATTCTTCCTGGAAGGTCATAGAAAGGAACTATTACTACGTTCTTCCAGCCTCCTACAAAAGGTCTATGCGCTCCGGTTAGCTTTTCTTCAAAACCGTGAGATACCGCTATAGCTCTTTCAGTGTCTTTCTTTGAAGCAAACCCCATTAGTTTGCCCATGCCTTTTTTCCATGTTTCAACGTTGCTAGGCAACGGGATTCTTAGTTCTCTTAGACAGTCTCTTAGATCTGGGTTTTCGTAATGCATCATATTGCTGGTAGCAGCTTTCCAAAATTCATTATGTTTTTTTCTTTGATCTAAGCATTTATGTTTGTATATCTTGAATAGATCTTCGTAGTAATAGTATTTTTGAATTACGTTCTTAACCAGTAGAAGGTCTGAAGCTACTCTGTCTTCTACTTGCCACACCTGGCTTGCTATATTTATTGGATCTCCTGAGTTGCCACAGCTGATACAATGGAACCAGTGAGATTTGTAAAAACTGTCTGGATATACCGTCATTGTTTTCTTACAATGGCAAAACGGACAGGTTAGACTAGTTGGTACAGAGTCTTCAGAGATATCCAGGTCTAGAAGGGATATTAAAGACTTAAAGTCGATAGCTTCCAATATCGAAGAGGTAGGACGCATATGGTTACTCGCTTAGACCAACAAGGCGATGCAAACGGCCAAACACTGCACAAGCTGATCAAGCTATACGACGCGCCAGATTTTGTTAAGTCAGCGTCGTCTGACTCAATCAACTACACGTCTGAAGAACGAAACCCTAACGTTTTTGCAGACGTTACCGCCTTGTCTTTTCCTTGTCACACCGCTCCAGCCACTTACGTCTCAATGCTCTACTGCCTTGAGAATCAGGGCCAGCTCGGTAAGAAAGCATCTCATATACAAGGTAGAATCGTCAAGGCCGCAGAGTACTTCGGCATCAAGAAGCACATAGACAGTCTTCTTGAAAAACACGCTCAGATTCACTCTGTCAGCCTTGACGCTCTACCAGATGACATCTTTGCTTTTGTTGTTGAATATGAAAACGGAGTAAAGGAAAGGCACCTTCCTTTACGTAATTCATCAGAGACAAAACAAGCTTGTGAGTATCTTAGAAAATATCGCGGAGAGTTTGGCTACTACGATCGTGTTAAAATCGCTGAGCGTATTCTCAAGAAAGGCGACATTTCTGAAATCAGTTCAGAAGACCAAGACTATTTGTACAAGCAGGCCGGAGCTGCCGTAGGTACAGCTAAGAAAGCGGCCCGAATGCTTCTAGACAGGGCTATGTGCCTAAAGACCTTGGGTAAAGATATTGATCTTCAAGCCGGTCTAGCCAAAGCAGCCCAAGCTTGTTTACAAGACAAGAACTCAGTACACAGCATAAGTGGAATGAGAAAGATAGCCTCTATAATTGACAGAGTCGATAGAGACTATAAGTTGAGCAAGTTTGAAACTTTAGGCAACGCTGAAGACCTGTTTGTTTTCACAATCAAGCAGGCCAGCGAATTTGCCGAAGATCACGTTCAGCTAACTTCAGGGTCTGTTTACAAAAAAGCAGACCTTGAGAAGATTTCAGCTGATGCAATAAAAGACCTCCTGGGAGATTCCTTTTTGGACAGGGTCTCCGCAGGAGGTCTTATTCTTGACGCCGAGAAATTTGCCGAGGAGCTTAGAACGCTACCCAGGCGAGACGCTCAGCTGTTTGACAAACTGGCAGAAAGCGCCAGGCTGTCTCCTGTTGTAAAGCAAGCAGAGTCTATAAGAGAGCTTGCTGCTATGTACAAGGCTAAATAACCTTGGACATAAATATCGGAGTGGCGTCTCCAACGAAAGACCCTACTATGTTGAACTCATAGTATTCTAGGGCTTCCTCTCTGGACATGCCGTTTTTTTCTTGCAGTATACTTATGACTTTTTCTTCGTCATAAACAACTGCAGTTTTATTGAACTGCCTTCCTATGCCTATGATGGCTTGGTCAAAGCCGTCGGCAAACAGAAGAAGTTCTCCGGCGTCAGACGCCCATTCTTCTATCTGCTCCCTCACTCTTCACCTACAAGCTCTTCCACTTGCTCGATGAGGCCATCGTCTTCTAGACCCTCCGACAGCTCAAGCACCATATCCCTAAGTTGGTGCGTGTGTCCTAGAATCTTTTCTAGGGCGTCTTTGTCTCCCTCCCTAGCAGCTTCGCACAGAGCTTCAAATTCAGAGTCATTCATCGCTAACCTCCGTGTTATAGACAAATCCGTATCCATCATTGCCTGGACCGAACTTGTCTTTCTTGATGTCAACGCCTTTGAAATTCAAACTCCTGAAAAATTTCTGAGCTTGAACATTCAACTCAGGCACAAGCACTGAGATCGACGTTTTGATTCTGAAACGCTCGTAGGCGTCTACCAGAAACTTAACCATGGACGTGCCGCCACCGTTCCTCCTGAAAGGGTGGTCTACGTGCAACAGAACTATGGTTATGTTAGGTACACTATGCTTGTACATAAGCATACCTACAATCTCTCCGCCAAACTCAAGGCAGAGAGTGGAATAACCTGAACCTTTCCTCAGGCGGTTCATAAACCTGGAGATAGTCTTCTTTTTCCTCATTACTTCCGAGTACATAAACAACAGTGCCGCTTTGTCAGCGTCATCGTTGTTTATGAATCGGACTTTTAAGTCCAGAACCTCCTCTACCATTTTTCGTCACCAAACCTATTCTGCTCAAGCCAAGCCACCTCAGCGGACAAGGCGTCGGCACGGTTGTCAAACGGTCCCAGAATAGGACCGCCGACCCTAGACAGGTCGGCGGTCCATTTTCCAGAGTCCGTTGGTTCCACTTCAGAGGCCCTCTTTATTTCTGACTTACCTTCCGCCATAAGACATCGAAGGGTGTCGTCATAAATAAATTTCAGGCCGCCGTCGGGTCGGACTTCTATCAACATTTAACTTTATCCCCTTGTGTGTATACGGCTGTTCTCTTCTTTCTCGTAAAATTCTTTCTTTAGGGCAGACCCAGTTGTCTTGCCCAAAGCCTCCTGCAGGCTGTCTGTCAGACCCTGACAAGAGGAGCCTTTGACGCCGTTGACGTCAAACTCGACTTGCCCGTCACGACCGATGTTCACAATAATTTCCATGACAATGTCCTCCTAGCGGGAAAACCTTAGTTGAATAGTCCCATCCTGGTTGAGCTGTCGACCCAGAAGCCGTAGGCCTTGCTGCTGAGCCTTGTTGACAGTGACAGCCTCAGCATACCCTTGCTGAAGTGCGTGCATCTTGGAGATGTCTCCCCAAGAGCCGTTGTAATTGTCATAGGCGACTGTTCCGTCCTCCTTTACAACCAACGGATATGACCATCCTGGAATGTCAACCCTTGTTAGATTCTCTCCTCTCTCAGTGTTCTCAAATAAGCGTACCTCTTTCAGGCCGGTTGTTACCTTGTAACCCAAACCCTCAGCGACCTGCCGCAGAGTGTCCACGTCCTTGATCTCAGTCTTAACCGTTGCCGTGTGGCTCATCGGAATCCTTCCTTTCTTAATCCAAAGACAAAGTACGAACGAACCCACCAAAGGCTCGCTCATGGGTCTCAACGGCGGTCAACTCTTCCCGCACGTTCTTCAGTGAAGCAGACATGGCTTTAGCCATGTCAGAGTTGCTGTTCAAGTCTTTAAGGTTTATACCCTCAAGACTATTACGGATGTTGGCTAACCTCTGCTGGAGGTCGCCAGTCGCCATGAACGAAAAGGCTTGCAGCTTGTCGTAAGCCTCTTTCACTGCATTGAAAGAGGAGCTACGAAGCTTAGCCCCATTGTTCAAGGACTCTTCAAGGTGGGCCAAAGTCTGAGCAAACTCAGTCAATGGCTCCTGGACCATTTTCTTGACTGCTTCTCCGATGGCCTCGCTAGTGGCCCTCTGAGCTTCAGTCAACCACGCCGAGCCCGCTGTGAGGTCTGAGAGAGCCTCACCCGCGTTCTCGTTGCACACCTCTTTGATGGCAGCAGTCAGGTCAGGCAAAAGCCTTTCCATCATGCTTGAGTCGCCAGCTGTCAGGCCCATACCTTTTATCTTTGCAGATATCAAGGTATCGAAGTTAGACGGGAGGCCTCCTCCCATCGGAAAAAGGATTGCCGAAATCTTGTGGCGATTTACAAACTCTTCGCCAGATACGAGGAAGCCTTTAAGCACCTCGTACTCTACCGGAAAGTCTGTTTTTATCCTTTCCACATGCTGCTCCCACATAGGCCGCAGCTCTTCGGCTTTCGCCCGGTATTCCTGGCGAACCTCTTCTATCGAGGATAGTACCTGCTGAACAGGTCTTACCCCATGACGGTTTGGCGCTACTGGAATCAACCAGGAGCCGCCAACAAAAGGAGTACCTACCGTGAGTAGGTTCCTGGCACGGGCTCCTATCCGCGCCATTTGGTTTCTGAGATTCTGCGGCAAGACTTTGAATCTTGCGCCGGCAACCAGGTCTTTTGGTACTACCTGGTCGCCGGATCTGATCTCAGCATCCGGGATAATCTTCTCCATAGGCGGAGACTCTACGGTAACTTTTACCGCAAGAAACCTTTCCCTCAGAGAACGGAGCATAACCGAAGATGGATACCTAGAAATATCTACAGATATTTCAGGCGTCTCCACCCTTATTCCGGTTGCCGTTGCCGTGGCTGCCTCTTCTGCAGTTTCAATTTCTTCTGACATGTCTTCCTCCTGAAAAAAACCAGGGCAGCGATGTGCTGCCCTGGTGTCCTGTCAATCAATCAACGAACCAGGTTGGGGTCTCCTATCTCCGCAGACAAACTGCGGGTTTTGACTTGAGCCGATTCGGCTCTGCGTCGAGAAACCGGAAGGGCGTGCTCTTTGCCGAACTTTCGGATTTGAGCAATACCTTCAGGGTTTCTTCTGGTCAAAGGAACTATTCCTTTGAGCTCGGTAACCAGAAGCTCTGGATCAAAACGCCAACGGTTCTCCTCAGAGATAGCCATGGCCTTGAACACGACGTTCCTCACGCCTTGCTCGATCTCAGCACCGACAAATCCGTCGGTGACTGATACTACTTTATTCCAGTTAGACTCGGTGAAATGGTCAAACTGGATGTTTCGTTTCCTCATGTGGATCTCGCAAATTTTCCTCCTTTCTAAATCTGCAGGAGTATCCACGAAGAACACTTCGTCGAACCGGCCAGAACGAAGCAGCTCGGGAGGCATACCGTCCACTCTGTTCATGGTCATTACCACGAACGTTTTGGACTTCTTCTCGGCCAACCATGTTAGTAGGTTGCCGAAGATACGCCGGGTAACGCCGCTATCACCAGAGCTTTCATGCGCATTGCCGAAAGCCTTGTCGGCCTCGTCAATTAGCAAGACACAGCCGTTCATCGCGTCTACCTTCCTGAGGGCATCGCGCATACGAGCCTCGGACTCACCAACAAGCGAGTTGAAGATAGCGCCTACGTCAAGGCGTACCAGGGCGATACCTAGCTTCTGCCCGATGACAGAGCCGCAGACTGACTTGCCAGAACCGGGCACGCCGACTAGGGCACAACCCTTCGGCTGCTCGATCTGGAATTCTTCCGCCTTGGCCGTGTAAGCGATCAGGCGGTAGTTCAGCCAGTCCTCGAACTCTTCATAGCCAGCCAAGTCCTCCAGCTTGGCGATCTTGTCCCTAGAGGTGTAAGTAAGGGTCTGGCTCTTTTTAAGCAGCTGGCCCTTCGTTTCTTCGATGTACCTAAGGGCTGGGGAAGCCAAGCCCCTTGACCTAATGAAAGCCTCGCTCAAAGCTTGGTGGGCCTCGGAGCCTGTAAGACCGCCCAAAGACGTCAGCAGCTGATAATTAAAGTCAGCTGTTGTGTCCACAGCGCTGGAGTCTCCGCCAGCTTGTATCTCCTCCCTCACTTTGTTTACAGTCAGCTGAAGTTCATCAGCTGTCGGGTAAGGCATCTCTACCTGCTTAACGTAAGGCAGGCAATCGGGGTTGAAATTAGACTCCGTGGGAGTCATGATGACTACCAGCCTTGTCGTGCCTTTGCTGATAAAGGCCGACTCAGCTACCGCCCTGTTAAAGGCTGACACTACCGCTGGGTTTGAACCCAGCTCGTAGTGGAAGTTTAACAACACGATGATGGCATTAGCCTTAGAGTCCACCGGGTCGTTCCGGTTTGGATCGGCTATTGCCTGTACTGCTTGTACAGGGTTCATCAAGTTGTTTTGACCGAAACCCCTAGCCGCGTCCCATATAGCCAGAAACCATTTCTTGTTCTCTTTGTTGGTAGCCTCCAGTTCTTGTGTTAGTTCCCGAAGCATGTGAATAGCCTCGGCCTGTTGACCTCCTACTATCAAGTGCAGGGCCTGCACGTTCGCCTTGATGTAAACCTTGATATCCTGAGCCAGCTTAGTCACGCTCATCGAACAACCTCCATGAAAATAAAAAACGGGAGGAACCTTCCTCCCGTTACCCAGTAAAACACCTTACCGAGGATCAACCCGCACCCCTTATTCACGCGAGAGTGGGTGAGACGATCTAGGGGCGTCCACCACACAAATGCTCTCACCCTTATCCACGCACGCGTGGGTGAGACGCCTTGAGTATTAGGTCCTCAAAGCGCTTTTTCCCCTTATCCACGCACGCGTGGGTGAGACCCTAAGGTCTCACCGTCCATCCGGACATTACAGTTCGTTACGAACTGTTTAGGCTTAAGGGTAAGCCTTTAGGTCATGCCCTTTATCATTCTGGCTACCGCTTCAGTAGGGTCGCCATTATTTAAGGGCAAGTCTTTCATCTGCTCTAGCAGACTTTTTAACATTCCTTTTATAGTTTTGTTTATGTCTCCTGTTCTAGAAGACTGCATATCGTAAACAGCGTTGAACATTTCTGGGTCATCGCTGTAATCGTATTTTACTTTCTCAAGTATCTTACTGAACTCTTCTTTCATGCCAACCTTTAAAACATCAGGCGGAGTAAGTAAACCTTCTGATTTTAAAGTTTGGGCGATGTAGTTAACTATGTCTTCAGAGAAGGGATTTTCTTCGTCGTCCTCTGGAGGACTTATGAGCATACCTTCTGACATTCCCCACGCTATCTCAGCCGAGTCAGCTGGGTCGAAAACTGCTGGGTCGTAAGAGTCTCCAGCTAAAACGTTACAAAGAGCTATAAAGTCAGGCAGAGACTTATAGAAGCTATCTGTGGTCAAAATGGCTATTCCAGCCATAAGCCTATCAAATACACTTCTTTCTACCTTTACTCCGAAGTCTTGTTCTATCTCTGACTGGATCGTCATAGGATCCCAGTCGAGACCTTCCGTCCCGTATGTGTCTATGAACAAAGCCAAAAGAGTCGTGGCAAAACTGTCTGGGTTTTGCCACACCCTTTTTCTAGCTTGAAAGCTATCAGACACATTAGAACGGGAGTCGTCCATTAGAAGCCCGCTTGGATTGGGAAGTGAGCCCTACATTTCTTAACAGGAGAATTTTTGAAAGCTTCTCCAACCAAAACATTACCAGAGTCGTCTACCCACTCAACCCAGGGAGAGCCGTTAAAGCCCGGTCTGTTCAACCCTAGCTTAACAGCATGATCCAGAGCAGCTTGTCTAGCTTGGAGGCTGTAAACCTGCTCAAGGTTGTCTCCCTCTACTGCAACCTCTGCCCGATCTCCGGTTCTTTGGCTGGCCGCTTCTGCAATCTTCATAACTTTCCTTTCTTTTATAAAAAACAAAAAGACAGCTTTATATTACTAACAACGTTATGTTTTGCCAATAGCTAAGCAAATAGCCTCGGTTACCCACACCGTTAAAGTAGGCGTGGGAAGGTTTACTTTTAATATAAAATTAAATTAAATTTTTAGTTTTAAAAGTTTAAGTTCTGAACAAGCCAGGACTTAAACTTTTAAAACTTATATACTCACGACCAGGGTCGCGAGGGTGAGACCCTGAGGCCCCACGCTGCCGGATTTCATCCACCCCTTATCAACTCACGCGTGGTTGAGACAGGTGAGCATGGATGGTGAAAGGCCGGACTATCCCCTTATTCACGCACGCGTGGGTGAGACTCCTCAAAAGCGCCATTTCGCGATTTTCCAGGTCCCCTTATCCACGCACGCGTGGGTGAGACGATGGTAGAACCTCACGCAACTCGCCCTAATACCCCTTATCCACGCACGCGTGGGTGAGACCCTAAGGTCTCACCGTCCATCCGGACATTACAGTTCGTTACGAACTGTTTAGGCTTAAGGGTAAGCCTTTATGCTACCTACGTTATATAAACGGGTAGCATTTAATTATGACGTGTTTATTAGACTGTATTAAACAGCTAAAAACAAATTACAACTATATCAACATCGTATTATGACAGAACTTTGTTATTTATTAACTAAAGAGTTGTTTGTACTATTTTTCCGTTGTCCGTCCTTTGCAGTATCCTTATCTTGTCTGCTCCTATGTGTTCTTTGAACTTAGCCAGACTCTCTCCTCTAAGGTTCGATATAACTGTCTTTACTTTTGAGTAGTCAGCGATTTTATCCCTAGCCCTCATTGCGCAAGGTTTGCAGCCAGGCTTTGAAGACTTAGAGGCTGCCGCCAGCTTTATGCTAGGCAAGTCAGCCAGCAGCTTAGGGTTAGACAGAATTGAAGCTATAAGGGCTTCTTCTATGATTACTATTTTTTCTGCCATCTTACACCTAGCCTATGGAAGAAGACGAGTCTGCTGGAGGAGGGTCTCCAATTTTCAAATTATCAGAAGGCTCCATTACGTCCATGATATTTAAAGTTGATACCAGGTTTGTTACTTCTTCTACTAAAATTTGCCAAGCGTCTTCGGCTACTGACTGGGACCTGAACACAAGGTCTACATAGTCCAATCTGCAAAACTGAGGAAAACCTTCAGGGTTTGGCTCGTCCTCAGGATACTCTTCTATATCTGAAGGAGAACAAACTCCGTCAAAGGCCAGTCTGTAAGTTGCCTCCCTTGCGTTCAAATCTTCCTTGGCGTATCTAAATATTTTATTGGGTATGTTGTTACCGCCGTAAGCTTCTACCTTGAACCTAAAGCCGTCTATGCTGTTTGCGTTAGTCCTTGTTTGTGTGTACCTCTTCAAATAGAGTCCACGACCGTAGTCGCCTATTGAAATGCTGCTGCTATCAGGCATGATTCACCTATATGTTAAAGATAGGCTGGTTAGCGCCTCTTCTAGCGGTGCTTGACCAACATACTATTTTTTTGTCACCGTTCCAGCTTTTAAGATTATATCCATTTTGCCAGACTTGTTCACCTATGCAAATGTCTCCACCGTTGTGAGACAGCCTTTCGTCGGGCACGTCGGCTTTCTTTAAAGCTTCTGTCTTCAAAGCCCAGAAGCTGCCGGTAACAAAAAATATCTTGTTGGCATTCACAGACTCTTTTCCTGACTTGTCTCTGAACTGCCTTCCTTTGTACCACTTTCCTTGCTTGATCCAATTAGCGTGTCTATCTTGTAAAGCGTAATGATAGATAGGTCCTAGCATACCAAAGTTAGAGTCTGCTATACTTGTAGAATTTATTACAGAGCATAGCTTGTCAAACCACAGCGGGTCTGTGTCGCACATGGTATCGTCATCAAACCATAGAACCCATTTTGTTTTTATTGGAAACTTTTCGTCGTGGAACATTTCTCTCATGCACGGGTATTTGAATTTATTTTTGTCCGAACTGTAAATGACACTGACTACTCCATCGTTGAATAGTTTTTTGCAAAGCTCTTGGGTGTCAAGACAAACGTTGTTGCAGTAAACCCTGAGCTCTACAGAATCTCTGGTAGTCGTGTTTTGAATTGCTGTAAGACACCTTCTGTGCATGTCAGGAAAGTTTCCATAGAGCAGAACAAACATTGTTATCTTTCCGCCTATGTGCGGAGAGTCTACGAGCCTGGTACCGGCGGATTGTCTGACCACAGGTCCGTTGAAAGCATCAACCATCAAGTTAGTTCTTGGAGACGCCAGCTCTGGGGTCACTAGCTTTGGAGGACCTGTGTCTATTGTTTCCTTCTTGTTTACCGCCAAAGACAATTCAGTCACTGCGTAAGGTGTTTCATTTATGGGCATGTCCAACATCTGTTCGCTCATGGTAGGTTCGCCTCCTTCCCTTAAAACGAACAAGCTGAACCTTTCCTCGCCTTGTTTAAAAGTTATAGGCTGGGTTACATCTGGAAGCACCATACCCTCCAATAACGGCAAAGTGCCGTCTAGGTAATAACTCAAAACAGAACCTACCACTTTTTCAACAGTTATCATGTCCATGCACAGCGGAACCATCTGACCTTTTTCCGCCTGCACTGGATACGAGCAAAAACTTCTGTCTCCTTCAGCCCTTTGTACTTTATTTTTCCAGCAGCCTTTCTTGGCGCAGCAGTCAAGCTTTCCTATGGTGTGAAGATATCTATGGCTTACAGGCAACAAATTTTGAACCGGCACCAGAGCGGGATTTCTTTGGTGATACGCTTCCCACCACCATTCTTCCCTGCCAGCACCTGTTACTACGCAAGGCTTTCCAAAGGCTGCGGCTATGTGCATCGCTGAAGTGATTGTGCAAATAACTCCGTCTGCGCTGTTTATCAGACGCATCATTTGTCTGATGTCTGTTTTTCCCACCATGTCTAAAACGTTGTTCAGTTTAGGGTGAGCGTGTGTAGGATGACTTCCTTTACCGCCTACCTGAACAAACTTTATTCCAAAGGGCCTTAAAGAATCCACAACCTTCTGGCACCTGTCGTATATCCAGTGCTTTGTTGTAAAGTCGTTCTTACCCCCAGCCACTATTACCCAATAGCGTCCTTCTATCAAAGACTCTTGCTCTTCTTCGTTTAAATGTAAATCTGGATGAGGCTGAAGCAGAGACACTTTTATGTTAGTTTGTTTTTCAAAATCTTTATGGAAAGAGCTTATGAAATGAGTATGTTCTGTAGCCGCTTTTTTTATGTAAGCTCCGTACGTTAGGTTTACTATCCTGGCGTTCTTCTTGTCAGGCATTGGCTTAACGTAAGGATTGTTAAGCCACACGTCTCTAAACGTAGTGTCTACATTTATGTGAAATCTTCCTGGGTAACTCTTCTCAAGATCGCGTGCAAGGGCGGTCATTACGACTATGTCGCCTAAAGCCCTTTGGTGCCTTAATATGATCTTTTCCATTTAAGCCTTTCAAGACACCGGCTCGTACTTATCGCATTCCGTGCATACGGCTATATCTTTATAGTCACCAGCGCGCCTACATTTTTCAAACAAATTACACTTGTGCGTTACTGCGCCATTGCAACCGCAGCTTGAAGCTTTTTCTAGCGGTGGTCCTAGATGTACGCAAGGCACTCTAAGCCTTTGAATTTTTTCGTTAGCTGTTCCTTTGACGTTTATAGTTTTGGGTACTG